AAATACAGGTTTAACTGGAAACATAGGTAGACAAGGAGCAACTGGAGCAACTGGAAATACAGGTTTAACTGGAACACAAGGAGCAATTGGAAATCAAGGAGCAATTGGAAATACAGGTTTAACTGGAACGCAAGGTTTAACTGGAGCAACTGGAAATACAGGTTTAACTGGAACACAAGGAGCAATTGGAAATCAAGGAGCAATTGGAAATACAGGTTTAACTGGAAACATAGGTAGACAAGGAGCAACTGGAGCAACTGGAAATACAGGTTTAATTGGAACTCAAGGTTTTAGAGGAGCAACTGGAGCATTTGGTTTAAATGGAAGTCAAGGTAGCCAAGGAGCAACTGGCTTAGATGGTTATGGAGGGAGCGGTTTGACCTGTGAGGAAACTGACCCGATACAAAGTTTTGTTGGTTTTTATAATAGTGTTCCTGATGATACTGATAAAACAGCATGGGGTTGGGTTGAAGTTCTTTGCGGAACAACGACAATATGGATTCCTGGCTGGACTCAAGATCAATTATAAATGAAAAGATTATTAAAATTTATAATAGCATTATGTAAACACATTATTCTAGGCAGTAATGTTAGTGAAGATGTTTTCCAAAAAAGATTAAGTACATGTAATTCTTGTAACTTTTTGGTTAAGTCCAGATGCAGTATATGCACATGCTATGTAAAGCAAAAAGCAAAATGGGAAACTGAAAGTTGCCCTAAAAATAAATGGTAATTATGTGTAATTGTTTAACATCAACAAAATATAAAGGATATATCACAAAATCCAAAATTATTATTACAAAATTGTGGGAAAAATCACAGTTTGAAGAAAAACCAATGTTAATAAAAAAAATAAATAAACTATAAATCTAGTTATGAATGATCAACAATCTTCATGTATTAATAAGTTAAAATCACTTGTTACTTTAATAGTAAAACGTGAAGATTATGATGCTAATATTTTATTAAAAATTAAACAAATAATTAACGATAAAAAATTAACAAATAATCAAATAATAACTAAAATAAAAGATCTTTATTCAAGTCATGGCAAATGAACAAAACAGTTGGAGTGAATACTCAAGGTTAGTAATAACCGAATTGGAAAGACTTAACGATGGCATTTCTAAACTTAATAGCGAAATTCAAGATCTTAGAAAAGAAATTGTTGAGCTTAAAATTAAAGAAGATAATGTTAAAGAAATTAAAAAATGGAAAGAATCTATTGATGAAGTTACTTCACCTACTCAACTTAAAGAATTTATTAAAGAAGTAAACGATTTAAAAATATTTAAAACTCAAGCAATTACAGTGTGGTTTGTTGTACAACTGTTATTTGGAATCTTTATTGCTATACTAAAATATATTAGCTAACTATATTAATTTACAAAAAAAAAATATATACTTTCATTTTTAATTTCTTTTTGTTATATTTAACATAAATCAAATAATATGGAAGATCATAATTTTAACAATGATGAATTTAATCCAAACGATCATGACATCGAAATGGATGAAATAGCAAAAATGCATGCTAGTGCTGATATGAAAGAACATGAAAATATATGGTTAAGAGATAAAGCAGATTATTTTTATATTGACTTTATTAAAATTGGAACGCCTGAATCAATTTCATGTATTTTAAGTATGATTGAATCTAGGGAAATTAAATTAGTAAAAATTAATGATATGTTAGATAATATGATACATATTTTTCAAGAGAATGAAGAATATGAAAAATGTGATATATGTCTTCAAATTAAAACTGGAGTAAATGATAAATTTTGAGTCAACTAACTTTGATGATTTATCTAAAGAAGCACTAAACAGGGCTCATGAAATTTCAGTTGAAATAATTACAGCAATCTGTAAAGGTATGGATGAAAATGCTGAGGTAATATCATTAGGTCTATTTTCAAATTTAAATTTAGACATTTTAATTAAAAAAGCAGATTATCTTAACGCATTAAAAACTAACTTAAATAGAGTTGCTGAATTGGAGGAATATGAGTTATGTGCTAAAGCAATTAAATGCATAAACATTTTAGAATCTAATTAAAGACATAACTTTAATAAAACTTTAACAATCCAGATATTTATTCTGGATTTTTTTTGTTTATATTTGTATAAACTACAAGAAATGATAAATAAACCACATTTTAATTCAGATATTTTAAAATATGAATTTAATGATTTTCCAAATTTTACACCTTCATATTCACCTATAGAAATGATAAGTGAAGGCGTTTTTGGTGGTAATTATTTTGGGAATATTAATGTTAAAAAAGATTGGGTTAATTATGTCCCTCATGATTTTTTAATTGATTTAAAGTCTAATTTAATTGAAGTTGAACAACTGTTAACTAATAAAACTTATAATAAATCTACAAATAGTTATAAAGTATTATGTGGCATGGATTACTTAGGCTGGGTTAATTCAGGCTGGATAAAAGAGCAAGATCCTTTCGGCTGGTTTAATTGGTTTATTAACTTTTATTATGGTCGAAGGTCAGTTGATGATATTAGACAAATTAATAGATGGAGTTCTTTTGTATCCAGGCACTCCGGTATGTTAAAATCTCTTTGTGCTAAGCATAATAAAAAAATATCTGATAATTCAATCGGTTTAAAAACAAAACAAGGTTTATTGCATTGGTCGTATAATACACTTCCAATTCAATAACTTTAAACAAATTAAATTTTTATGATATAACTATAAACCGATTCATTACTACAACTCACAAAGACTATACAAACACAATTCTAATTGCAGCCTATACATAGGTTGCAATTTATGTATTTAATAAGTGTTAATAACTTTTATAAAAATTTATCGAAATATTTTTTTACTTTAACAAATAGTATTATATTTGTATCATAATTAAAAACAGGAAATATGAATAATCAATTATACAAGCAAATTGGCAAAGTTAAAAACTCTGAAGATCTCGTGCTAGGTAACCTTCGCCTAGTTGTTCATTTTGCTAAAAAATATCAAGGCATGGGATTATCATTAGATGATCTTATTCATGAAGGTACTGTTGGATTATGTTTAGCTAGAGACAAGCATGATGTTAATAAAGGTAAATTTCCAACTTATGCATCTTTTTGGATTAAAGCTATAATTAGACAAGCATTAAATAATAAAAGTAGATTAATTAGAGTGCCTGCTCACAAAACTCATCTTACCGAAGAATCACCTAAGATATGCCAATTAGATACTTCATATCAAGGATCATACGTTTCTCAAATAGAAATTAAACATGATAATGATTATAACGATCTCAAAATACAATTATTAATTTCAAGATTAAAACCTAATCACCAAGAAATTATCAAAATGAAATTTGGCATTGGTTATGGTACTGAAATGAAAACATCTGATATTGCAAAAGAATTAGGATTAACAGTACAGGCAATTAATGGTTCTATCAGAAACTCTTTAAAAACAATGTATAATGCTTAACTTATACTAAAAATATAACAAAAACGCCATGCCAGAATTAGCTGAATTAAGACTCACTGCAGATTTTATTAATCACTCATCAAATAGTATAAAATTTACAGACATACAAAAAAATCATGTTCATAAGTGTTTGGACGTTATAACTGAATTTGACTTTTTTAAAATATCTGCCGAGAGTCGAGGTAAAGAGCTTATGCTCACTCTAAAAGATTTAAACTCAACTAAAGTTATGTCACTTTCTATGAGCATGGGAATGAGCGGCCATTTTGCATACACAAAAAAAGGGAAAGAGCATAAGCACGCCCACCTTAATTTTTTTACATCTAACGACAATGTACTATCATTTGTTGACGTTAGGAGATTTGGTAAATGGAAATTAGCTGAAAATTGGGCATCTAATCGTGGGCCTGATCCTACAACTGAATTTGATTTGTTTAAAGAAAACATTATTGGAAACATAAATAAGCCAATTTTTAACAAGCCTATTTACTTAATAATGATGAATCAACAATATTTTTCTGGTATAGGTAACTATCTTAGAGCTGAGATTCTATATAGACTAAATATACATCCTAATACCAATGCAAGAACTGCATTAACATCATATCCTGAAATACTTGACTTATGTAAAACTATTCCTTTACAAGCATATGCGCTAGGTGGTGGACAGCTCAAAGATTGGGAAAATCCATTTAAAAATGAAGTTGAACCATTCCGTAAGTTTATGAGATGCTATGGTAACTCAAACATGAATAAGTTTAAAGATAGTAACGGTCGTATGTTTTGGTATGATCCAAAATGGACCTTTTAATATCTATTAAATTGTTAAACTAAGTATGACAATGCCATATAACAATAAAAAAATAATATGGCTAATACTGATAACGTATGTAAGGATCTTTTAGTTAAAGATTACTACAAAGAAAATGGTTATGAAGACTCTGAATCTTCACTCGCAGATCTCTACAATTTGCAAGCAAAAACACAACAAATGTACTTTACCAAGCAAGGGCGTAAACCGTTCTCTGAGTTTACAATTGGTGATGTAGTTGATTTTTTAATGATAACTAATCATTCTATTATTGATGAGTTACACGAAATGATGGATGCTGTTGGTGGTATTACTGATGGTAACGGTAATGCTGCATGGAAGCCTTGGAAATCTACAAACATCGAGGCGCGCAAAGGTAAGTTAGCTGATCTTACTGCTGGCGATTACAAAGAACTTAAAATGGAATGGATTGATGTAATGCATTTTGTGTTTAATGCAGGTTTAGCAATCGGTGTAACTCCTAAAGAATTCTATAATTACTACCTTTCAAAAAATGAAGCTAATTGGAATAGAGCAAAATCAGGATATTAATTAAATTCATAAATTATGTTATTAGATATTACACAAGAAGACAGATCATTATGCGTTTCATACTTTAACATAAATGGTAAAACAGATTTTATGACATATGAATTACATGCACCGGATATGTTTAACTGGCAAGTTTGTGATTCTTCTGATAAAAATGCAGATGATAAAATAAAAAATTGGGATGGTGGTGCAGTAAAAAAGGTAAGATCACGATACTTAAATAAATATCGTTTAATTGAGTATGTAGACAATTTACCATGGACTGATAAAAACACAATTTTTGAATATAATTTCCCTAAAACTTTTTTTGTAGATATTGAGGTTGAAGTAACTGATTCTTTTCCAGAACCAGCAAAAGCACCAAACCCAGTAACTGCTATATGCATAGTAACACCAGATAGACAGTGTATTGTGCTTGCTACAAAAGATTTAGATAAACCTACACAATTAAAAATTCAAAAGCAAATTGATGAACATTTTAAAAGTATCAGCGATGATTTCTCTTTTATTTTTAAATGCTTTAAATCAGAGTATGATATGTTATATACATTCATGGACTCATTTGTTAAAAAGTTTCCAATGATGACAGGCTGGAATTTTATAAAATTTGACTGGACTTATATTATTAATCGCTGTAAAAAATTAGGAATAGATATAGGTATCTCGTCACCTATTGGAAGAACTTTCGGCGCTAATGAATTTCCATGTCATGTAGGTGTAATGGATTACCTTGATATATACGCAAAATGGGATAAAACTGTTGATATTAAAGAAGACTTTAAACTTGATACTGTAGGAGAAGCTGTTATTGGTATTAAAAAAGTTAAGTATGAAGGCAGCATACAAGACATGTATGAAAAAGATTACCCTAAATATATATTTTATAATGTCATTGATACTGCTTTGGTTTATCTTATCCATCAAAAAATTAAAACAATGGATATTGCACTAACAATTGCGCATTTAAGTAAAATTAGTATATTTAAAGCATCATCACCTGTTGCAATTACTGAAGCTTTATTATGTAGAGAGTTTCTTGGTAAAAATTTAGTTTTAGCCGCAGATCCAAAAGCACCACCCGTTAAAAGAGAACAGTATGAAGGAGCTTTTGTTAAAGAACCAATCACAGGAATGCATAATGCTGTTGCCTGCTTTGACTTTGCATCTCTATATCCATCAGTAATGCGTCAAATGAATGTATCTCCTGAAAGCTTTATTAAGAAAGTTCATCCAGATAAAAGAGAAAAAGAAAAAGCAAAAAACACTATTGTTTCCGTTACTGGGGCGGTTTATAACACCGAAAGGTCAATCTTAAAGGACGTATTAGAGCGCTTATATAATCAACGTAAAGAATATAAAGGTAAATCTTTTGAATTTCAGCAGCGCGCATATCAAATAGAACAACAATTAAAAATTTTTTAAATAGTTTAACAAATAAATATAAAACAAAACTGTTCATACGATACAGTTAAAAAATAACATTAATACATGAATAACAATATTTTTAAACGTAGAGTCAATATTTTACCTTATGAATACCCTCAGTTATTATCATATAAAGATGCAATTAGACATTCTTATTGGATTCATACTGAATTTAACTTCACAACAGACATTGATGACTTTAAAACTAAAATAACAGAACAAGAGAGAGAAGTAATTAAAAGATCAATGTTAGCAATTGCTCAAATTGAAGTAAATGTAAAAACGTTTTGGGCAGATCTTTACAAACGAATGCCTATTACTGAAATTGGAGATGTTGGTATGACCTTTGCTGAATCTGAGGTAAGACATAAAGATGCATATGCGCAGCTATTAAGAATCCTTGGATTAGAAGAAGAATTTCAGCATGTTGTAGAAATTCCAGCAATTAAGGATAGGATTGCATACTTAACAAAATATTTAGATGGTACTCGTAGTAAAGACAATAAAATGTATACTAAATCTGTGCTATTATTTTCTTTGTTTATAGAACATGTTAGTCTATTTAGCCAATTTTATATTATGATGTCTTTCAACAAAGACAAAAATTTATTTAAAGGTATTTCAAACGTTGTTGAGGCAACAAGTAAAGAAGAAGAAATACATGGTAACTTTGGTTCTGAACTAATTAATATTATCAAACAAGAAAATCCTGAATGGTTTGATGCAGAATTTGAACACTTAATTGACTCAGCATGTAAAAAAGCATATGAAGCAGAAGTTAAAATACTTGATTGGATATTTGAAAGAGGCGAACTTGATTTTTTATCTAAAGAAAACATAAAAAACTTTATAAAAAATAGATTTAATAATTCATTAAACAGAATAGGCATGGCATCTATATTTGATGTAGACCTTATTGAAATTGAAAAATCATTATGGTTTGATGTAGAAATATTATCAACAAAAGAAGGTGACTTTTTTTACAAGAAGAGTACCGATTACAATAAAAAATCTAAGTCTATTACAGCCGACGATTTATTTTAAACTCACTAAAACTTAAACTACAACTTAAACTATACAAATATGAATAACGGCTATTCTAACAATGAAGCTACCAAGATTGAGTCCCAATCAATATTAAATAATACTCCATTAAGTGACTTATATAATGGACCATACGAAAAAAATTATTGGCTTAACACTGATAGCAGACAATTCTTATCTAGAGGATATATTGAAGAATCACCTGAACAAAGAATTAAAAACATTTCAAATACGGCAGAAAAATATTTAAAAATTGACGGTTTTGCAAAAAAGTTTGAAAATTATATGAATAGAGGATACTATTCTTTATCAACGCCAGTTTGGATTAACTTCGGTAAAGATAAAGGACTTCCTATTAGTTGCTATGGATCAAATGTAGACGATACTTTAGATAGTATCTTAAATGGATCTAGAGAAATTGGAATGATGTCAAAATATGGAGGTGGTACTTCTGTGTATTTAGGAAACATTAGAGCAAGAGGAACTTCAATTTCAACTGGTGGAACTGCAGACGGGCCTGTACACTATGCTAGAATGTATGATACTACAGTTGATGTATGTAAACAATCAGAAGCAAGAAGAGGTGCCTGCGCCGCATGGTTACCGGTAGAACATAGCGATATTTTAGAATTCTTAGATATTGGAAGTGATGGTAATCCTATACAAAACTTGCAATTTGGTGTTACTGTTGGCGATACATGGATAACAGACATGAAAGCAGGCGATGTAGACAAACGTAAAATATGGGCTAAAATCATTCAGAAAAGAAATGAATTCGGTTTCCCTTACATTATGTTTAAGGATAATAGCAATAATAATTCTCCTTATAAGGAATTAGGCCTTGACATTACGGCGAGCAATTTATGCAGCGAGATTCAGCTCCCAACTGATTCTTTTAATTCGTTTGTATGTTGCTTAGGTTCTATTAATCTTTTACATTGGGATGAGATTAAAAACACAGATGCAATTGAAACATATGTATTGTTTTTAAACGCAGTTATGGATGAATTTATTAAAAAATCTACAAACATGCCAGGTATGGCAAGAGCACATCGGTTTGCAGAGCAGCATAGGGCATTAGGTTTAGGAGTACTTGGCTATCATTCATTACTTCAATCAAAATTAATTCCATTTGATTCTTTACAATCAAAGGCATTAAATCATAATATTTTTTCAACATTAAAAGAAAGAAGTGAATCTGCTTCTATGTGGCTACATGATGAAAGGCGTTATAAATCTTTAAGAGTAGGCTATGCAAACACAACATTAATTGCAGTTGCACCTACCAAATCAAGTTCTTTTATTTTAGGGCAGGTTTCTATGGGTATTGAACCTATTAAATCTAATTATTTTATTAAAGATTTAGCAAAGTCAAAAACAATTTATAAAAATCCATTTCTTATAGAAGAATTAATTAAATATGATTTAAATGACCCACAAACATGGGAAGGTATTCTTAAAAGAGATGGTAGTGTTCAGCACTTAAACTTTCCAACAAAGGAAGTTTTTAAATCATTTATTGAAATTTCACCAAAAGAAATAATATTACAGGCAGCACAAAGGCAAAAATTTATAGACCAGTCACAATCACTAAATCTAATGATTCATCCTAGTGTTCCAGCAAAGGACATCAATACATTATATTTATATGCACACGAGGAAGGTATTAAAACACTTTACTATCAATTTAGTCAAGGTTCAGCTCAATCATTTGCTAGAGACATTTTGGATTGCGCAAGTTGTGAATCATAAAGAAACTGCAACTTGAGATATAGTTGCATTTTAGGACCGGGTTAGTTCACGGAAAGTAAAACAGGGAATTCGCTACTCCCTGTTTTTTGTTTAGTATATTTTCAAGATATATAAATAAAGAAAATTTCATAGATTATTACTTAAACTATATTTTTCTTTAATGTATAAATAATTAAATGCAATGAAACAATCAGCAGGCTTAGCAATAATTTACGATAATAAAGTACTATTAGGTCATACAACTGGTCGAAGTTGGTATGCATCATATGGTATTCCGAAAGGCGGTCTTGAAGATGGTGAATCTAATATTGATGCAGCAATAAGAGAAACCTTTGAAGAAGTCGGTATTAAAGTTACAAAAAAAATGATTGATTTACTTGAATATTCATTTAATGTATCTTTTAACAAAAATAAAAAAATAGTTTATTACTATATTGTTAAGATCAACGATTTAAAAGACATTGGTTTATCTTCTTTAGTAATACCAAAATCACAATTACAAGTTAAAGAAATCGATTGGGCCGGTTTTTTATCATATCAAGAAGCATCACCACGTATAATGCAATCGCAAAAACCTTTACTTAATATATTAGTTAGTAAAGGCTTGCTTGAATCAACTATTTTAAATTATGAACAATTTAATAAACTATAATAATCTTTTAGATAGAGAACCTATAGAAATTAATAGCGGATTAATTAAAAATTTCATCAAGGATAACTGCGTTCTAGTAACAGGCGGCTGCGGATCAATCGGCAGCGAAATTGTAAGACAACTTATACAACTTAATGTTAATTCTATTATTGTATACGATAACGCAGAAAGTCCTCTTTTTTATCTTCAACAAGAAATTTTAAAATTAAACCATGAAACTGATATAACATACATAATTGGCGATATTAGAGATTGCGATAGATTAAATGAAGTTTTTGAACAGTTTAGACCTAATATTGTATACCATGCTGCTGCATATAAGCATGTCTCGATGATGGAATCCAATCCAATAGAGTCAATAAAAACAAACATTCTTGGTACTAAAAATGTTGCTGAACTTGCAAATCAGTATAATGTTGAAATTTTTGTAATGATTTCAACTGATAAAGCAGTAAACCCAACAAATATAATGGGAGCAACTAAAAGAATTTCAGAACTTTATGTACAACATATTAACAACAGTTCGCAAACATCTTTTATAACAACAAGATTTGGTAACGTGTTAGGTTCTCATGGTTCTGTTGTGCCAATATTTATTGATCAAATTTTGTCAGGCGGTCCTGTTAAAATAACACATCCGGACATTATTAGATATTTTATGACTATTCCTGAAGCTGCACAATTAGTGTTACATTCATCTTTTTTAGGTACAGGTGGTGAAATATTTTTATTTGATATGGGAAATCCTGTAAAAATAACTAGTCTTGCTCAAAAATTAATTAGAATTTTAAATAAACCTAGTACTAAAATAGAGTTTATTGGATTAAGACCAGGAGAAAAATTATTTGAAGAATTATTATGTAATGGTGAAAACAGCATACCTACTAATGAACCCTTTATAATGAAACTCAATCATGCAAATTTGGATTTTAAAACTGTTATTTTTGATATTGAACAACTGCTTAAAATTAAAAATAATGATTTACATAGAATAACATCATTAATTAAAAAAATTGTACCTGAATTTAAAAATAAAATATGATAAATATTTATGGTAAAGGCGGGCATGCAAAAATGATTGCATCATTACTTAAAACATCAACATCTTTTTATAACGATAATGATTATATTAAAGCTAAAAGCATTACATGGTTTATCGGCGTTGGTGACAACGTTAGTCGTAAAAACATTTCAATAAATTTAAATGGTAAAAACTTTATTAATATAAATTCAGGTATTTATGTATGTAATGATGTGAAACTCGGCGTTGGCATTTTAATAGCACCTGGAGCTATTATTCAAAATAACGTTAGTATTGGAAATCATTCTATAATTAATACTAGCTCTTCTGTCGATCATGATTGTATGATTGGCGAGTTTTGTCATATTGCTCCAAATGCAACTCTTTGTGGGAATGTTAGTATTGGTAACTGCACTTTAATTGGAGCAGGCTCGGTTATATTACCAAATATTACAATAGGTAGTAACTGTATCATTGGGGCAGGTAGTATAGTTACTAAAAATATACCCTCAAATACAATAGCGTACGGAAATCCTGCATTAATACAAAAATTATGAAAAGAATTTACTTATCACCACCGCACATGTCAGGAACTGAGCTTTCTCATATAAAAGAAGCTCTTGACAGTAATTGGGTTGCTCCAACTGGTCCTTCTTTAGACAAATTTGAAAGTTTAGTTGCAAATTATGTTGGTAGCAAATATGCAATTGGAGTTAACTCTGGAACCGCTGGTATTCATTTAGCGCTAAGAGCCCTCAACGTGAGTAAAGACGATTACGTAATATGTTCTTCATTAACGTTTGCAGGAACCGTAAACCCAATTACATATCTTAATGCTAATCCAGTTTATATTGATTCTGAACCTATATTTTGGAATATGGATACATCTTTACTGGAAACTGCAATAATTAATTTACCAAAAAAACCAAAAGCAATAATAGTTGTTCATATATTTGGAGTATCTTGTGACATGACTCAAATATGTAAAATAGCAAATGCTTATAATATTCCAATAATTGAGGATGCTGCTGAAAGTCTTGGTTCTCTATACAATAATAAACACACAGGTACTTTTGGTAAAATTGGAATTTATTCATTTAACGGTAATAAATTACTAACTACATCAGCCGGTGGTGTAATTGTAACTGATGATAAAGAAATGGCAGATTATATGAAATTTCTATCAACACAAGCTAAAGATGATTATCCATACTATTGGCACACTGATATCGGTTATAATTATAGGTTAAGTAATATACTTGCTGCGATTGGTATTAGTCAAATTGAAGTTATTGAGGACCGTATTAAATCAACAAGAAACATTAATAAAATATATCAAAATAAATTAGGAAATTTATTTTTAAGCTTTCAATCAGAACGATCAACTGATAGATCAAATAGATGGCTAACTTGCGCTTTTTTAAAGCCTGAACATAATCCACAAGATCTTATTGATCATTTAGAAAAATTTAACATTGAGTCACGTAGAATATGGTGTCCTATGCATTTACAACCAGCATATAATCCAGCAAGAAAATATATAAACGGAACATCTGAAGCTTTATTTCAACACTGTATATGTTTACCATCAGGTACTGCTATGACAACTGCTGATATTAATAGAGTTGTATCTGTAATAAAAAAGTTTTTTAAAAAATAATAGATACTATAAACAACGTATATAATTAAAATACTGCTCGCGAAGTAAACTTTTATTAGATGAATATATATAATAACTAAAACAAACAATTATGGAACACTTTGAAAAGATTAAAGAATTAGTAACTATATGTGCGGATGACATAGACAAATTTTATGTTAAGGGAAATAAAGCAGCAGCCGTTAGAATTCGTAAAACTATGCAAGACATAAAGGTCTTAGCGCAAGACTTACGATTACATGTACAAGAGACCAAGAACAACTTGTAAACTTTAACAATTACAGTTTTTCCACTAGTTACAACTCGTGGATCAAAGGACTATTTAGATATCTAAATAGTCCTTTTTGATTAACTGCATAACCATTTCATAAAACTTTTTTTAATTTTATTGTATAATATTAAATTGTCAAATATGGAAAAATGCTTAATTATTGATTTTGATGATACTTTAGTCAAAACAATAAATGTTCACGCGTCTTCATGGAAACATGCCCTGGATAGAGTTTTAAACAGAGAAATTCCAATTGAACATATTTTATCAGATATAAATTACGGAATTGATGTTTTATTAAAAAAATATCAATTAACAGATAATGAATCATTATTAGCTAAACAATATAAAAAAGAAATGTTTACTAAAAGCATTTATAAAACAAAAGTAAACAAACTGTTGTTGTATATTATAGAAAACCGTATTTTTGATCATTATGTTATAGCATCAAATTCATCTAGAGAAAATATTAATAAAATTATGTCTTATCACAATATTAATCAAAATCAATTTGATTTAATTTTAACAAGAGAAGACGTTACTGAAAAAAAACCCCACCCATCTATGGGTAATATTATACTTAAACACTATTTAAACAAGTATAATAAATCAGACTTCATTATGATAGGAGATTCTGAAGTAGATTTAACTTTTGCTAATAAACTTAACATCAAATGCATAATAATAAACTCTTAATTGGTAACAGTGGGGATAAAGTATATTTACATAAAAATTTTGTAATAAAAGAAGCAGGCTCATTTGCTCCTGTTAAATTTAAACAGCAATTAGAGTGGCTTCAACAATGTAATCACCCTAACTTTATTAAAATTGAATCAGTTGGTTTTAATTCATATACAATGAAAAAGCACCCAACATGGTACGACGTTATTAAATCACAAAATACATCTAAATCATTAGATCAATTAAATAATTTAATCTCTATCATTAATAATTTTGATGGTTACGGTACTGATATTAACACAAGATCATATTTAGATAAATTAGAATTAAGAACAGGTTATAAATATGAAGGGACTTTTAATGCTTCCTCTAATTGGGGTTTTGTTCACGGCGATTTAACTATAAGCAATATATTATACGACAATGATTTTATTTTTATTGATCCTAGGGGCACTGATGAACAAGATTATTACGACTACGGCAAACTAATGCAATCGTTTGTAATGAACTATGAATCGCATATATATAATGAACACAATAAACAATACTTTAAATTTTGTAGCGAAGCAGAAAAATTAATGTATGAATGGTATGATCCTTATCTTTTAAAATTTTATTTAGCTATTCACCTACTGGGTGCTGTTCCTTTTTTTGAATTAAATGAAAGATATGAATTAGCTCAACTGTTTTTAAATAAAGGTCATATGATATTTAATGAATTAGAAATCAAATACGAAAAATGAATAGAGTAACAAAGTCAATTATTTTAGCTGCAGGCAAATCAACTAGATACGGTTCAAACAAATTAATAGATCCTATATTAGGAAAATCAACAATTCAGTATTGCGTTGAATTTTGTATTGAAAATGGTATTGAAAATGCTTATGTAACTATCAGCAAATCAGATTTCTTTTTTAAACATAATAACACTAAATTATCACATCCTATTATTGAAAGTCTATCTCAATATAAAAATAAAATTAATATATTTTACGAGTTTCAAAAAGACGATGAATATGGACCAGGTGCTGCAATAAAGGCATGGGAAGGTATATTTCATGAACCTTTTTTATGCTTATTCGGTGATAATTTCTATAACGGTAATATTGGTTTGGAATATCATGATCCAAAAAAGAGTATTATTACATATATGAATTATGAAACTCGTGCAAGGAATCTTCAACTTGCAACTATTCTTAATAATGTAGTTGTTGAAAAGCCACATGGCGTGGTTAGTGGGAAGTATTTTTGTGGATATATGATTTTTGCAAAAGAAGCATTTGATAATTTAAATAGCATAAAGTTATCAAATCGAAATGAATATGAAATTACCCATCTTATAAATTCAATGAGTAATTTAGAAATGCAACAATTAAATATTGATTGGTATGATTTAACATATGAGCAGGATAAATTTGTGATTGAAGAAATTATAAAAAATATAAAAGACCGCAAATAATTGTTATATCTAATTAAAGAAACATGTTGAACGAAACTATAACAAGTACATTAGATAAAATTTTAGAAGAAAATAAATTAGGTTTAAATTTTTCATTTAGACTAAATCAACGAGAAACTGTTGAGGCTATATGTCATGCTTATTTTGAAAATCCTAAATCTACAGTAGTCATATCGGCCCCAACCGGAACTGGAAAATCTATTATCGCTATTGCTTCATCGTTGGTATTATCAGAGCTAGGAAAGCACGGGTACTTAATTGCAAGCGATTTAAGTTTACAAGATCAATACGAGAATGCTATTTTAGACTTTAAATTACCATGGGGGTCTATTAAGGGTGTAGATAATTATACATGCCATGTTAATGGTTTACCCTTTAGTTTAGGGGATTGTAGATTAAAAGGTATGGGTTATGAAAGAGCAAAAGAATTAAGTTGTTGGAGTACTTGTGAGTATTTACAAGCTAGGCAAACTTCAATAGAATCTCGAGTTGCTTTACTTAATTATAGCTTTTGGTTAATACAGAGAAATTATGTTGACTCTAAAAAAAATGATGACACCTCTTCTGCTTTTACTGAGCGTGATTTTATTTTCTTTGATGAAGCTCATAAAGTAGATGATATTGTTCAAAATCATTTCAGCCCTAAATTAGATTTTACACTAATATCAAAAGTAGATACGCTCAACGTGTTTTTTAGAAAGTGGAGTTTTAGACTACCACACGTCAAACAAAATTCAATAGAGCTATTAGTTAACTTACTACTTTCACGTAAAAAGAATGATGAGTTGATTGTTATAATGAAACATTTTATTTCTACTTTAAGTGAGTATCTTATATTACAAGACCATGTAAAAGCAATTTCAAAAAAAAAATATAATAACGCCATAGTACCAAAGGAGTGGAGAACTGCTTTTTCAATTTTTGACAACCTTAAAGATATACATTGCAAATTTGAAGATTACGTTAATATTATAACTGAGGTTGGTATTAACAAAATGATAGTAGATCAAAGCAAAGATATCGTTAAATTTACATGTGTTGATGAACAGTGGATGATACGAAAACATTTGCATGAACAGGCAGGATTTAAAGTATTTATGTCAGCTACAATAGGTGATCCTAAAAGTTATATGAAAATTATGGGTATTACTGATGCAAAATTTATTAGAATTAACAATGATTTTAATTATGAAAAGTCTCCAATCGTATTTGTTAATAAATTTAAACTATCAATGGCACATAAGGAAAAATCATTTCCTCATGTACTATCAATGATGGATAAAATTTTAATTAAACATAATAATCATAGAGGAATTATTCACACAGGTTCTTATGATTTTACACAAAAAATACTTGACGGTAGTTCCGAGCATAGTAGATTTATTAGTTACACTGATTCAAAAACCAAAGCAGAAGCATTATCTGAATTTAAAAGTTCAAATAATGGTATTTTAATAGGCCCATCTATTTTGGAAGGTTTAGATTTAAGTGATGACATTAGTAGATTTCAAATATTTTTTAAAGTACCGTATCCATCATTAGGCTCACCTCATATTAAAGCAAAAATGAATTACTCACCTGACTGGTATTCATGGAAAACTTCAATCAGTTTTGCACAGGGTGTTGGTCGTTCTGTTAGAAACAAAAATGACTGGGCAATTACGTATGTATTAGATGCATGCTTTGGCAGTCTAATTAAAACTTTACCAAATGATATACAGGAAAGGATAAAAACTCTAAAATAGTTAAACATTTTATAAATATTATGTATAATATAAAAATACTATTTATCATATAGTGTACAGTTTTTAAAATATAAGTAATGAAAAATAATGTAAAAAAAATAGGTTTTTTTAAACTTGGAAAATCTATAAAATTTAATGAAAATAGTTGGAACGCAATCGGCGGAGATTGTGAACCTAAACAATTAATTTCTGCAATTGCTAAAAGAAACCCTAATATAGAATATTGGATTTTAAGTCCTAATGATATAGGCAAAGCTAGGTTAAAAGAAAAGCCTAAAGCAAAGCCGCTATTTGGTCCTTCTACATGCGCAGACTATATGATTCCTTTTAATATAAAAGAGTTTCATTCAACAATGAAAGATAGAAAATCAACTGAAGAATCACTGTCTATAATTAAATCACTTAATTTAGATTTTATTTTCTTTTATACAGGTCCAACTAGTACTGTTAATATTGAAAACTTTATTAACAAAGTTGATGGTTCTGGTACTGTTAAATCACTTGATTTTTTTAAATATTACGCAGCTCCTATTATTAAAGCTTTAAATGAAATGCCGAAGCTACCAATAGTAGGACTTCTTGTTGATAATAGATATATTATTGCTGCTAAAGATTACCAATTACAAAACAGGCCTACTTATTATTTAGCTCAAAACAATTTTGAGTTAGAAGAATCATATTACTGTAATCCTCCTTCTCGTGAGGTTGCAAAGTTTAAATCTACTTTTGAGTATTCAGGTATTGAAACTGTTTTTCTTTTAGATAAAATTAGATATGATATTGATGATTTGTTTAATATGAAAAAAACAGATTCATTTATGATGCTTCAAAATCAAGGTAAAGGAACAGGTGGTATGGATCGTTGGCCACCTGTCAAATCCTATATTATAGATAACGATATTAAAACTGATATTTACGGAAAATGGGATGATGATTTGATTAAGAATAATCCTGAATTTTTTAAAGGTGAAATGAGAATTGAATCTTTAAATGATGAATTACTTAAAACTAAGTATACATTTTGTGTCCCTATTAAAGAAGGTATGGTTACTTCAAAATATGCTGAAATGCTCCACTATGGTTTAATTCCATTCTTACATCCATCATATGACACTCAATTTAATGTTTTTCCAAAGGATCATTTTATTAGGTGTAGTTCACCAGCTAACTTAAAGAAAAAGATTAATTTTTTAAATGAAAATCCTGATCAATATAAAAAGTTATTTTATTCACTACAGAAAAACTATCTTAAGGATTCATATTATACTGGCGAATATCTTGATAATAAAATATGGGATGCTTATAAAAAAGTAACACAAAAATAATTATATTATGTACAGTAAAAACACAAAAATTTTAATTACTGGTGGTGCTGGTTTTATTGGAACAAATTTTATTAATGATCTTCTTATCAGGGGGCATAACCCTAACTGTATTGCAGTTATTGATAACCTTGCACATGGTACATATTTACCAAATATACATGATAAGATTATAAACTTTTTTAAAGAAGATATCCGTAATGAATATGTAAAAACAATAATATCTAATTTTAAACCTGACTATATTTATCATTTTGCAGGTCTTGTTTCTATTTATGATTGTCATAAAAATCCATACGAGGCAGTTGATAATAACATTTTAGGCAGTATTAATATTTTAGATGCGGCCGCTGACAATAATGTAAAAAGAATAATTTTTAGTGAAACTTCTGCTGTTTATGAAAACTGCAATATGCCTCATACTGGCTTTAATGAAACACAGTCAGATCCTACTACAATATACTCTACAACAAAAGCATGTTTGGCTTTACTTGCTGAATCATATTCGCGTACAAAGGGCGTTAATTATACTGCTTTACGTTATTTTAATGTAGCAGGTCCATTACAAGATTATAATAGAACAGTGCCTCCTGTATTTGCTGGTTTTATTATTCGTTTAATTGCTGGTAAAAATCCTATCATTTTTGGTGATCCACTAAAGGCAAGAGATTATATTGATGTAGATGATATAAACTCATTTCATATGTTATGTATGGAAAATGAAAATACTGCAAACCAAACTTTTAATTTAGGTACAGGTAAAATAGTATCATTATTAGATCTTAAAGATATTATTGGAAATGTGATGGGTATTAACGATGTTAGTTATGATCACTATGAACCAATTGTTGGTGAGGCTCTTAATATACAGGCTGACATATCAAAAGCAAAGTCTGTTGGGTGGGCTCCTAAAAAGAGCATGAATCTTACTATTAAAGAAACTTTTGATTACCTTACAAATGAAATCAATAATGGTAATATTAATCCATCAACATTCATGGATAATTTAAAAATTAGTGAAAATCCTAAAACTCTTTTATAAATGAACAACTCAAATAAAATTAAATTTGGTACAATCATACCGTTAATTGGTGGAAGCACTATTGGTTGTGTTAACTCAGCATCTACCTTACCCGAATTTCATTTAAGCTATAACGCGTTTTCTAATAATGAAAATCATTTAGAGCGATACTATCCAACTGTACCTATGTATAGATTAGATTCGGATGATTTGCAAATACCTAATAAAACTTTTGATAATATTGATTATGTAACTTCAACATGTCCATGCGCAGGCTTAAGTCTTTTGAACGCGGCTAGGGGAAGTGATTCAAGCAGAGGCAGCAGCGCTCCTCAAAATAAATGGATGTACGAATCATCTGATTATGTTTTAGAAAATGTAAAACCTAAGGTTCTTTGGGGAGAAAATGCCCCTGGTCTTTTTACAACAATGGGCGAGGGTGTAGTTTTACAACTTAAAAAAATTGCAGAAAAACATAATTATAGTTTTTCTTTAGTTAAAACAAATACAGAGCTTCACGGCATTCCACAAAAAAGAATTCGTACATTTTATTTTTTCTGGAATACACCAACAGTTCCTATGATAAACTGGAAGTATAGAACTAAAAAAACACTAGCAGAATATCTCACTGAAATTCCAAGTGATGCATCACTACAAGACATGTTTATGGTTGATGGCAAAATATCAGATTACTACAAACCTTACGCATTTGTATTAGAAAGAGAAGGTTTAAGCCATGCTGATTTTTCTAAAAAACACAAAAAAGGATCAATATCGCAATATCTTGATAAAAATATTTTATTGGATGAATGTATCGAATGGCTACATGAACACCACCCAACTAGTGGATTTTCAAATAAAGAAGGTAAAAAAACATTTATAGATGTATTAGAGCATCAAAAATCTAAAAGATTAGACGGTAAAGGTTATTGGGATGCATCTCCTATGTTTTTTACAGACTCTTTTTCAGCCCTTATTGGTAAAAACATGTTTAATGGTGTCCATCCATCTGAAAATCGCTATCTAAATGTTCGTGAAATGTTACATTTAATGGGCATGCCTCATGATTTTGAAATTTTAAATTCATCTCAAATTAATCATATTGCACAAAATGTACCAGTTAAAACGGCACAAGATATGGCTGATGAAGTTAAAAAATTCTGTGAAGGTGCTTTAACAATGACACCTTATAAATTTATGAAACAAGATAATACTACACAAAAAATAGTTGAAACTGAAGAACTTAACAAAGAAGAAAAAAAACAATACAGAGTAAGTAATGTAATATAAACTTACATTAAACTTTTTAAATATAACCAATATAATAAAAAAACAAATACACAAATTAATGGAAACTACAATTAAAAAAATCAACAGTTACGAACTCAGTTCATTTGTTAAAAAGCTTTTACCAATTGACAAGTTTATTTTTATGAAAATCAGTAAAAACAATACAGTGTCATCTGTATACTTTCCTGAAAGAGATGCAGTAAAATTAGTTACTGCTGATACCAGTCAAATTTTTGATACTGAAATTAATCAAGCAATTAAAGTTAGTTTTTATAATGGTAATAAAGTTATTGATGCGTTATCTCACTTTAATGGTGATGTTAGTGGTCGTATAAAATATACCGAGTATGATGGCGAATTAATGGCAAGTGATTTTATTTTAGAAAATGAAGATCTTCAGATTAGTTTAGCATGCACAGATCCTTCATTATCTTTTATGGAAATGAGTAAAGAGGAAACTGACCGTGCGTTTGGTACTGATTCAAATTTATTTCAATTTGATCTTTTAACAACACACATTGATAAAATGAAATCGCTATTTAATCTTGATAAAGATGAAGATATCTTTACTATCTATACTGGAGAAAAAGGCATTGGTATTAAAGGAACTTCTTACGATGCTACGTTATGTCATACTTATGATACTGATTCTGATATAGGTACTAAAGTTGTTATTTACAAAAAGTACATTAATCTTTTAGATAAAGAAAATTACAGAGTTATTGTTTGTGATAATAAAGTAGTGTTTCGCTCATTAGATACAAACACGTTACTTACAGTTGCAGTTGCAATCACAGATGAGGATTAAACAACTTTCTTATTTAATTTTGCATTAACAATACATTAACTTACTATATAAATGACAGTAGCTGAACGAGAAAAATTACAAGAAGAATTAATTACAATTAAAGAAGAAGCTTCTGATTATTTTAATTTAGAACAAGCAGTAAAGTTAATGCTAAACAGTATTTATGGAGCTTTTGGCAATCCTTATTTTTACTTTTTTAATGTTGATATTGCAGAAACTATAACTCTTCAAGGCAAGGATGCAATTCTTTACACTGAAGAGTTAATTAATAAATATTTTAAATATTATTGGCATAAAGATTTAGACACTCATCAACAAATGGGAATTACTGTAACTGGTCGCATTGATAAGCCAGTGGGCATCTATATAGATACTGACTCTGTTGTCGGTAGCACCATTATTAACACTAATGCCGGCAAACTAACAATAGAAGAGTTATATCAACGTTCAGTAGACCTAAAGTTAGGTAATGCTGGTGATACTCTATCCGGCCATGAAAGCGTACGTACTGAATTAAAGACTATGAATTGGTCTGAAGATAATGGTTTATATTATGCACCCATTGAAAGAGTAATACGTCATAAAGTTTCTAAAAAGAAATGGAGATTAAAACTTAAGTCTGGTAAAGAAGTCATTGTAACAAATGATCACTCTTTAATTGTATTTAGAAATAACACTAAATTAGAAGTTAAACCTTCTGAGATTCTTATAACCGATAAAGTTTTAACTGTATATTGATAAAATCCTGTGTCTACGTAATTATAATATAGGAATCTGAATATAAAGAAAATCCAGTTGAAACAATTAACCACATTAACAGTATAATGAAAAACAAAAAAATATTAATATGAATTCAAACTTTGAATTTGAAGAGATAGACTCTATTGAATGTATTGGTGATTTTAATGATGAGTATGTATATGATTTAGAAGTAGGCGATGAAACACATACATTTATAGCAAACGATATCTTAGTTCATAATTCAATCTATGTAAAGTTTGATGAAATTATTAAAAAAACAGATTGGGCTGGTAATGAAAAAGATTTTATTTTAAATTTATACAAAACCAGATTAGGTTCTTATATAGAAAAAATTCTACAAAAATATGCTAATGATAATAATGCGGAAAACTTTTTAAGTTTTGAATTAGAAAGCATTGCTAAAAATGCAATATGGCTAGCTAAGAAAAAGTATATGCAAAATATTGTATGGAAAGATCCTGATATACATTATGATGATTTAACTAAAATTAGCTCAAAGGGGTTTGAAATTATTCAATCATCTACACCAATATTTGCAAGAGAAAAACTTAAGGAATTACTAACATATTTGTTTTCAGTAAAAGAACTAAATATGAAGGAATTTGCTAGTCAATTAAAAGAAATTAAAAGGCAGTTTAAATTAGCAAATACTGACCATATTAGTTTTTCAAAAAAAGTTAATAATTATCAAAAGTATATCATAAATGATTATACTGAATTTGAAATTGGATCTAAATGCCCAATTGGGGTAAGAGCAGCAGGCTATCACAATTATATGTTATATAACTCAGGTCTTAAGAGTAAATATCAACCATTAGGAAATGGTGAAAAGTTAAAAATGTATTTTTCTGTTGATAAATCATGTGATGTTTTTGCATATACCCCGGGTGATTATCCGTATGAATTTGCGCCCTCTGTTGATTACGATACACAATTTGAAAAAACTATATTAGATCCAATCAATCGAGTAATTACAGCAATGGGTTTTAAAGGTTTTAATCGAAACCTTATTTATACAACAAGCCTTTTTTAAAATAAAATTTTATTATGAATAACAACAAAAGTTTTAGGATACATGTATTAGGCTTACCTCATACAAAAACAACGAAAGATTTTACTGCTTGTGCATATACGCAAAAGGTGTGGAAATTCTGTAAAATGATGGAAGGTAGAGGTCATTATATTATGCATTATGGTCATGAAGATTCAAATCCGGCAGCAAATGAAAATGTTACCGTTATCACAAATAACGTATGGGACAAAGTTTATGGAGGTCATGATTATAAGACAAATTTATTTACTTACAATACACAAGATGATGCGTATCAAACTTTTTATAAAAATGCAATTATTGAAATAGAGAACAGGAAACAACCTGGTGATATTATACTTCCATTTTGGGGATCAGGTGTTCGCCCAATTTGTGATGCTCATAATGATTTATGTGTAATTGAACCTGGTATTGGTTATGCAGGTGGTATGTGGTCTTTATTTAAAATATTTGAATCTTATGCTATATATCATGCGTATTGTGGTCTAAATAATGTTGGGACATGTAATCAAAGTTGGTATGATCAAGTTATTCCTAATTATTTTGATTTAGATGAATTTGAGTACTCTTCAAAAAAGGAAGATTATTTCTTATACGTAGGTAGGGTTTACGATGGTAAAGGTGTTAATATTGCAATACAAGCAACACAAGCAATCGGTGCAAAGTTAAAAATAGCTGGCCAAATCGGAGATGAATACTATTCAAAGACTCCTTGGCCAAGTCATGTTGAGTTTATAGGATATGTAGATTCTGATGAAAGAAAGTCTCTTATGAAAAATGCAGTTGCTTCATTCTTACCATCTATGTATGTTGAACCATTTGGTGGTGTTCAGATTGAAAATCTTCTTTGTGGAACACCTACAATTACGACAGATTGGGGAGCCTTTGCTGAAAATAATATACAAGGCGTAACAGGGTATAGGTGTAGAACATTTGAAGATTTTGTTAAAGCTGCTAGAGATTGCCAAGCAGGTAAAATTAAATCTATTGATTGTAGAAGACAAGGTGAAAACTTTTCTTTATCTGCAATAGCTCCTAAATATGAAAAGTATTTTAATGAGGCGTTACACGTTAGTCAAAAGCAAGGATGGTATACTATCCAAGACCCATTATTATACACAGAAGAATGGATAAACGCACATCAGACTCCTAATACTTCTAGTATTGTAAAAAAAAAATTAGAGTAGCCACTTATAACGAGTTAGGATGGGCTATTGGTAGAATTCATACTGGTTTAGATAAAGCATTATCAAGCCAGTATGAATTTGTTCATTATAACTGGGATAATCCAAATCATACTAAAGAACTTTGGCATGATGGTAACTGGTCTAATTTTGATATCATATTAGGAAACGGTACGCTGTCTTCAATTCCGAATTTACCAAAAGAAGCATATTCAAAAATGATATGTGCTTTGTGGTCAATTCCTAATTTAAGTAATCATTTTAAAGAAATTATAAATGATGTTACTGGTATTACTTGGTGTGGCGCAGGATTTGATGTTCAGCAATATCTAAAAGATATCCATAATTTAGAATCATCCGAAGTAATTGCTGGTGTAGATCCCTCTCAATTTTATCCTACTCGGACAATTTTAAACATTAAAAATATTGCAATAAATGGAATTCCATTTATTAATCCGGAATGGGATGTTATAAAAAGACCACAAATGTTAGTTGATATTGCACAAGGCATTGATGGTCATCCTATATTTATTAATGGTCATCCGATATCAAGTGGATTTGAAATGTACAACAATATTGATATGTATATATGCACTAGCGTCAATGATAGAGGACCTTATGGAATTGCAGAGGCTGCTTTTTGTAAAATTCCAGTATTATCAACAAATACTGGCTTTGGTGCTAAATTTAAAAGTATAAAAACGTTTAATACCGTATATGAGGCAATAGAAATAATTAATAATTTTAATAAAAATCCAAATTTATTAGACTTATATGTAAATGATGTTTATGAAGAATTAACACAGTATTTAACATGGGAACATGTAGCTAAAAAGTATTGGACTCCTATTTTTAAAAAACACCAACGGAATGCGGCTTTGTCGCCAATAAAATAAGACCTAATCTTTAAATTAAACACAATGAATACAGACAGAAAACCATCTTTAAATTCAGCCCAGTCTGGCAATAAGTCAAAACCGCTGTTATGTGATGTTACTTTAAAATATTTAATTTCAAATTTAGAAGAACGGTTAAAGATACTTGAAGAAAGTAAAGAAACACCTATAACATTGGGAAGAATTAATGAAATGCAATGTTTAATAGTTCATCTTCAACAGTTCGTTTTAGATAATATCACATAACAACTAGATATATAATATATGAAACACATAAAATTATTTGAAGAATTCACTAATGAGAAATCAAGTGGCGAACTTTTGAATCCGAAAAGAGGCAAGATTACCAAATTTGATCATACAAAATTTCCTGAATTATCCGGAGAATTCTATGACTTAATCGCAACCGCTTATGCAGAAATTGGTGGCCACGCTAAAATTACATCGCCATCTGCTGTGTTTTCAGATCCTGATTGGAATTACTGGGAAGGTTTAGATATACACGGCGATAACGATTTTGATATGGTAATGTTTGGCAAGAAAACTAGATTTGGTATTAAATATTCAGGCGTAGGCCATGATGGATCAAAGGATGCAAAGAGAGCATATATATCAGCCCGTGGTAAAGATCTTAATAAACCAGGATACTATATAGAAGTTTCTGGTAAAATTGCAGACATCTTAATTGGTAAATATAATGTACCAGTCGTATCAGACCAAGAAACTGTAGAAAAAGTTTTAGGTAAAAAGATTGAATGGCTAGGAAATATAAAAGGCGAGCTGGGTGATGGGTGGTATTCTAGAAAATTAGGAGGTACATCTCATACTAAAGTACTTATAGGAAAACCTAAAGTTTAACAACCATACATATATTTTTTTATATCAACTATTAGTTGTATATTTGTAGTGTAACACATATAAAAATGAAGATAGCATATTTACACGGTCTAGACTCTAGTATAGACGAAAAAGATCCTAAGATTATATTCTTAAGAGAAGCATTTGATGAGGTATTTGCACCATCAATTACATACAGAAATAAAAAAACATTCGATACATTATATTCGTCGATTAAACAACTTAAACCAGATTTAATTGTAGGATCATCTATGGGTGGATATATTGCGTTTTTAATTGGAAGTAAGCTTGGAATAGAAACAGTTTTATTCAATCCAGCAGTTGTTGACAGATCATATAACCCAACAGTAGACGACACAAAATTAAAAGGTACTAAACATAATGTATACCTTGGTAAAAGCGATACTATAATAAGTGGTGAAAGCGTAATAAAATATTTTAAGGATATTAATTTAGGTAGTTTTCATTACATCAAATACAACGGAGGACACAGAGTACCACCCTTAACATTTATAAATGCTATTAAATCAGTATTAAATATTAAGGAAAACAAACAACCTAACTTACATCACCTTAAATTATACAAAAATTTTATTAACAACAATAGTGATCTAAAAGATTAGGTTATATCTCAAAAAGTATGTATGTTTAGCCAACTAAAAGAATAATGAATTAACAACAAAACAAATCGTAAAAAAACCATATAAAATAAAAAAAATATGAACAAAGAATTTTCGTTTACAGACTTAAATAAAGAAATGGCCAAACATTCAACGTATGGTGATACGATGGACAAATCAACAGTTTCTGAAATAGATCATTACATTCCAACTGGTAATTATAATCTTAATGCGTGCTTAACTGGATCTTTATTTGGCGGTTTCCCTAATAATAGGGCAGTTGCACTTGCTGGGCCGAGTGGTACCGGCAAGACGTTTTTATTGATGAATGCAATTAAACAGGCACAAGATATAGGTTATAGTATTGTTTTTTACGATTCTGAAAATGCAGTAGATAAAGACTTAGTTGAAAAATTTGGAATAGACCCTACTAAATTTAGATATGAGCCATGTAATACCGTTCAAGAATTTAGAAGCTCCGTTACTGCTCTAACTGATACTCTTATTGAGCAAAAGAAAAAGGGAGCAAAGCTTCCTAGAATTATGTTATGTTTAGATTCTGCTGGTAATCTTGCCACGCAAAAAGAAGTAGATGATGCAAAAAGCGGTTCTGATAAAGCAGACATGACTCGTGCAAAATTGCTTAAATCTACATTTAGGATTCTTATGACAAAATTAGGTATTTGTAAAATTCCTTTTATTTTCACAAACCATACTTACCAATGTGTTTGGGGCGATGCTAATGTTATTATGCATGATGATTCTATAAAAAATATTAAAGATATTATAGTAGGTGATTATGTTAAAACGTTAGATGGCAGTAAAGAAGTAGAATTATTAACTGAATTTAAAAAATCTTATGTATTAGAATTTGAACTTGAAAATGGTACAATTTTTAGATGTACGCCAGAACATCGGTTTTTAATTAAACCTGATTGGTCATCCGAGTCTTCTTGGAAAACTGCAGAAGACTTAAATGAAGAAGACATAATATTACAATACTAAAAAATTATGATATTACTTGTAATATCTATTGGTTTTCCGATATTAACAAAAACCAATAGATATTATCCATATTTTTATGTAAGTGAAACTAATACACTGTATGAAGTAACATCAAATTATACTTATAATAAGGCAATTGCTGATGGTTCTTTGCTACTTAAAGCAAATCAATGAATCTTAATATAAAGGTCTTGATTTTTGATAAACACAAAAAATTAATTAAAGAAATATGAAAGAAATAAAAATAAAAAGAAAGACAGAGATTTTAGATGAGCGTATATCTACTTATGATTTGACGATTAAAGATAGTCATCATTATATTTTGGAAGATGGTACGATATCTCATAATACACAGGATCTTTTTTCTAAGCAAGTAGGTGGTGGTGGCTGTTTGGTACCAGGATCGTTAGTATTAATGGCAGATGGTTCATATAAACAAATAGAAAGCATTAAAGAAGGTGACTATGTTAAAACACTAAGTGGTGAAAAGGAAATTGAGCAAGTTTGGGTGTTTAATAAACCTACATATAAAGTAGAATTTGAAGATGGGAGTATATTAGAATGCTCTGAAGATCATAGGTTTTTTGTAGGTGAAGCTAATGACGATCCATTGGATGATTCCAACTGGGCGTATGCTAAAGATTTAATTGAAGACGATTTAGTTTCGGTTTATACAAATTAAGAGTGGTGGTAAGGTGCTTCTAAATTATCTAAAGAATATTGGTATTCTATGGGATGGTCGTATGAAGAATGTAGATCAAAGGCATTGCTGCTACAGGCTGGACGATCAAGATTAACTATAAATTATTGGTCAAATAAAGGCTTTACTAAAACTGAAGCTATTGACACTATTAAAAAAATACAATCATAAAAAAAATAAACAATGCAATTAAAGAAATTAAAAATAAAGAAGGTAACAGAATTAAAATCTACTAAAGTACATGATTTAACTGTTGCTGATGTGCAACATTATATAACATCCAATGGTGTTATAAATCATAATACTGGTCCTGAATATGCAGCATCAATCATTCTTTTTTTAGGTAAAGCAAAACTTAAAGATGGTATTGAACAAACTGGAATTATTGTAACAGCAAAACCTAATAAAAATAGATTTGCCCAGCCTTTACCTATTAAGTTCCATATTTCTTTTAATAAGGGTATGAATGCATATATTGGGTTGGAGGAATATATTAACTGGGACGTATGCGGTATTGAACGTGGTAAATTTATCACAGAAAGTATGTATGCTAAATTAACAGATGCAGCCAAACTAGAATGCAAAAGACATGATTATCTGAAAGAAAATAAATTAATCACGGTTTATTTTCAACCTTCCCCAACTGCCCGTAAAATGTGTGTAGCTCATCTTAATGATACTGTTGATCTTAATGAATTATTTACACCTAGAGTAATTACACAAGAAATACTTGATAAAATAGAGCCTATTGTAAATTCTAAATTTAAGTATGGTACTGATGATTTAGATTTAGCTAATCTTTCTGAAATTCTTAATGAAGTTGGTGATGTTGAAGAAGACGATTAATACATCAAAACTTAAAGTTAAATACGTATTAGGTAATCATGCTTCTTTACCAGGCTATCCTGATTTTCAAGATGTTATTTTTGAACTTATTAGAGATTATTGTGTAAAAGTAGCAAAAGACATTAAATTTACTAATGTTTCACTCCAAAGAAAATACGAATTAACTGAAGAAAAGACATCAGCTATTATACAAAAATTAATGGCTGATGGAATTCTTTCTGAAATTAACTCAACGTCTGCCTATACTACATATGAAGTTATAATTAATCCGTATGAGTAAACTATTTCTCATATTAACCATAAAAAAATAAACAACTTATGTATTCAGGTATTGATCACGAAAAAATATTTTTTAATTATTTTCTCAAAAAACCACAGTATTTAAAAAGTGTAGGCCCTGGCTTTTTTGTAAACCGTGATTTAGATCATGTATCTAAATTAGCTAAAAACTTTTATTTAAAGTTTGGGGATTCACCTTCACAAGATCAAATGAAAGCTTTAGTAAAAGATGATTCAAATGAAATTTCAAATGATATTGTTTCTGCTGTTTATAGTATTAACATAAATGAATATGATCAAGATTGGTTAAAAAGAACTGGTGAATCTTGGATTAAGTGGAAACATTTTGATAAACAGTTAATTAAAACAATTGAATATGTAAAAACACAAGAAGTATCTCCTGATAATGTTGAAGATATTGTTACTCGAGCAATTGGGATGATTTCAACTGAAGGTTCTATTAACTTTGACTCTGATGTAGGTTTAGATTTCTTTAATCCTGAACATCATATCCAAAGAAAAAGTAAAAAAATAGAAACAGGATGGACTTTTGTTGATAACGTATCAGGTGGTGGCTACGACACTAAATCTTTAATAATTTACGCCGGAGAACAGAATGTAGGTAAATGCACTTCTTATGATACACTAATCAACATTCGTAATAAGAAAACTGGTCTTATACAAAACGTAAAAGTTGGTGATTTTTTTAAGTTAATCAAAAGTTCTTTTTAAACAACCCGCTTTAGCAAAATTGAAAGCTATCTAAATACAATTACTTTAAAGGCAACATACTAAGTGTGTTGCTTTTTTATTGTAAAAATATAAACAAACACTATAATTTATTATATAATTTTTATAACAACCTAAATTGTAAAACTATGGAAGTAGATTTTCTTGAATATAAACTAGCAGCAGATTTATCTAATTCGGTTGATCGTAAATTTGAAGAAACCTTTATTGTATCCGATTGGGAAATTGAAACTGATACTGGTTTTTCTTCGATTAAAAATATTGGTAAAACAATACCATACGAAGTTTGGGAAGTAACTACGTCATCAGGTAAATCTTTAAAATGTGCAGATGATCATATTTTGTTTGATGATACATATGATCAAATTTTTGTAAAAGATCTTAATAAAGATTCTAGACCTGATAGAATTATTACAGCAGATGGAGCAGAATTAGTGTCGTCTGTAATTAAGTATGATGTTTTAGAAAATATGTATGATTTAGAAGTAGATCACCCTAATCATAGATATTTTACAAATAGTATATTATCTCATAACTCTATTTGGTTAGCTAATGATGCAGCTAATTTTGTTCGCATGGGTCATAACGTAGTATTCATCACTGCTGAAATGTCTGCTCAAAAGGTAGTTAAAAGAATAGGTGCTAACTTACTTAATATTAACATGTCTGAATATGATGAAAAATCAGTAAATCGTGATTTTGTTAAAAGAAAATTAGAAAGGATATCTCGTGGATTATTACCACCCGGCAAGCTTTTTGTTAAAGAATTCCCAACATCACAAGCTACTATTTTAGATATTGAATCATATTTAAAAGAACTTGAGGAATCACAAGATCATAAAGTTAATGTTTTAATTGTAGATTATATTAACATATTATCAAATTATAGAAATCCGAATACAGAAAATACTTACATGAAAATTAAACAAATAGCAGAAGATCTTAGGGCGCTAGCAGTAAAGAAAGATATTCTAGTAATTTCTGCTACTCAGCTTAATCGTGGTGCATGGGACTCAACTGAAATCAAAATGGAAAACATAGCTGAATCTGCAGGATTAGCACATACAGCAGATGTTATGTATGCATTAATTCAAGATAGTATGATGCATGCAAATCGAGAATATTGGCTAAAGGTATTAAAAATTAGAGATGGTGAAGGTAAGGGTAATCGATGTAGATTTAATATTGATTATAACTTTATGAGATTAACTGAGACTGACGATATAACTTAACAACAATGGAAAAAGATAAAATATTTAACAACACATACGGTGAACAAGATTCGACTGAGCATACTGTAAGCTTTACAGTACACTCTTCATACTTAGATAATATAGATCCTGATGATAGAATTCATTATGAACTATTAATTAGTCGTATCAATGAGTTAATCAAAGGCAGCGAATTTGAACATTTTAACGAAGTAACACATGGCGGTATAATTAAAAAATTAAACAAAATTCAAATTAACCAAGTATTCTTTTATGTTATTGAAAACATAGGATCATCATATACTAGAGTTGATATATTTAGCGTACTTTCTGATTACTTTGACGTGCTTCCTAATAAATTTTATAATTCTTTATCTAATAAATTTAAAGATGAGTTAATTAGAGAACTTGACGACAAATACAATATTTTAGAAAAAAGAAAAATCAGAAAATTATTTTAATATGAATAGAATTTGGTTACTATCGGATACACATTTAGGCTGTCGCGCAAACTCGGTGTTATGGCTAAATATTATTGAAGACTATTTTTATAACTTTTTTATACCGTTAGTAAAAAAAGAATTTAGACAAGGTGATGTTCTTTTTCATTTAGGTGATGTTTTTGATAACAGGCAGAGCTTAAATCTAGCAGCACAAGATTTAGGCATTAGAGTGTTTGAAGAACTTTCAAAAATATTTCCAGAAATTCATGTTATTGTTGGCAATCATGATATTATGAAAAAGAACTCCAATGACATATCTTCAGTAGATTGTATTAAATACATACCAAACGTAACTGTACATAAAGAACCTAAAATAATTGAATATGCTGGTGTTAAATGTTTACTTATGCCATGGCGGCGAGATAGTACTCATGAAAAAGAAACTTTAAATTCAATCACAGAAGATATTGATTATATGTTTTGTCATACTGAAACACAAGGTGTCCAAACTACCACAAGTACTCGCCACTTGCATGAAGGTGGTAACGACTTAGCTATATTTAAAAGATTTAAAAATGTTTTTTCTGGTCATATACACTATAGACAGGAAAAGGGAAATTTTATACTTGTAGGTAATCCATATCAAATGACAAGATCTGACCGCGGCAATCAAAAGGGTGTATATTTATTAGATTTAACAACAAGCGATTATAAATTTATACAAAATGATAGCTCACCATCTTTTATTAGGTATTACATCAACGATATACTAGAAAGACAAATTTCAGATATATTAGAAGAAATTAAGGGTAACTTTGTTGATATTTTTATACCATCAAATGTTTTAGGAAAATATAACATAAATAAATTCATGGACTTTTTAGATGGCCATGCTAAAAGTTTAGAGCCCAGAATTTATGACGAAGAAAATCCAGTTGAAACTGACGATGATATTCAATCTTCTGATTTTACCGGAGAAATAAATTTAATGAGCATTGCGGCAGATCACATAAATAGTTTAGGATATGATGAAGATTTAAAAGTAAGACTCATTAAGTCAGTGTCAGATCTTTATAAGCAAACTATAACAACATACGAAAATTAACAAATGAGAATAAATAAACTTGAATTTAAAAATTTTGCCAGTTACGGAAATAAGGTGCAGGTAATAGAATTTGATAAAGAAAATAGCGATTTATATTTAGTTCTCGGTGGAAATGGCGCTGGCAAATGTCTTGCAAAAGAAACAGAAATATATGTTGAAATAGAAGATGAAGAATTAAGAAATGACTTTATCGAATTTATCAAAAACAAATAAAGTACTTAAGGTATATTTATTAGATTTTTATTTAATTAGAGGAGTATTCTTTAAAAGAATCTAAAAAATGTTAAAAGAAAGCCAAACTACATTTTCTTTAGACAAATGTATAAAATTTATAAATAAATGATAATATGATTAAGTGTACATTAGAAGACATATACAAGTTTAATAAAATTAATAATTCTATAAATTCTAAAAAATTCAAAACTGATACTAGATTTGGTTTAAGAACTATTAATGGTATAGATATAACGGCTAAAGATAGTAGTCAGCATAAACTAGTATTAAAATCTGGCGTAAACATAACAGCATCGCCAGATCACTTATTTTTTTATAAAGAATGGAAAAAGGCAAAAGACTTTGAACCAGGCGATTTAATTGAAACAAAGGATGGCATTACATACATTATATCTAATACTTTATTAGATGAAAGAGCAGATTTATATGACATTGAGGTAAATGAAGTAAAGGAATTTTATGCAAATGGAATAGTATCTCATAATAGCACATTAGCAAAAGTTATAACTTTTATGTGTTATGGCAGAGTTGAAGGTGTAAGCTTAAAAGATTTACCGAATAGGGTAAATAGTAATCTTTGGGGTAAGATACTCTTGGAAAGCAGAGGTAACATTATAGAAATTGAAAGAGGTATTGGACCTGCAGTTTTTAAAGTTTTAATTAATGGTTCCGAATATGATGTTGCTGGTAAATCTAATCTACAAGAGTTTTTAGAAACTGAAATTTACGAAATTCCTTATCATGTTTTTAAAAATGTAATCATATTATCAGTTAATGAGTTTAAGTCTTTTGTCACAATGTCTCCTTTTGACAAAAAACAAATTATAGATAGAATTTTTGGCTTTTCTGTAATTAATCAAATGAGAGATTTAGTTAAAAATAAAAGAAGAATTGTTATTGATGAAATTCGTACTCTTGATGATGAAATACGATCTTTAGATGAATCTATTTCATCAGTGTTATCTAAAATAGCAGAATATGAAGAAGCGTCAAAACAAAAGGGTGTAACTCAAATCATTGAGTTGAAAACTAAATTAGTAAAATTAAATGACGCTAGAAAAAAGTTACAAGATGCAAATGATAAAACAAAGAAAAGAATTGATGATAATGATCAAACATATAGAATTAAAGCAAAACAAGAATCAGAAATATCAGCACAAATCAATAATGTAAAAAATGATTTAGATCTTTATAACAATAATACATGCCCAACGTGTACAGCTCCTCTTGATTCTGATTTTCATAAGCATATTAAAAAAGAAAAAGAAAATACTTTAAATACGTTTACTACTGATTTTAATAAAGTTAAGGCTGAAGTTATTAATATTGATACAACATTAAGTGAGTTAAGAGAACAAGGAAAACAAATTTATGTAAAAGTAGGACAACTTGAATCTCAGATGACTTCATTAAAGAGTGAGCTAATTAAAATATCAGAAAATGATAATGAATCATCATCTCACTTTAAAGAATTAATTGATGAGTTTAATAAAAAGCGAGAAAATAAAGGAACAGGAAAACTTAACGTTGAAGGTGAAGATTACTATTTATCACTATTAGAGTCTTTAATGGGTGAAGACGGTATTAAGCATTTAGCAGTAAGATCTATTTTACCAACATTTAATAATAACATACTTATAATGGTTAAAGAAATAGGTATACCGTTTAGTATTAAATTTGATGATAAATTTAATTGTGCTATACATCATTTAGGTCAAGAAATTAACCCAAAAACATTAAGCACTGGAGAAAAGAAAAAGGTTGATTTTGTTATTATCATGGCTTTAATTAAAATGATAAAACTTAGATTTCCTAGCTTAAACATTTTATTTTTAGATGAAATTTTTAGTTCAGTTGATTCATCAGGTGTTTACCATATAATTAAAATACTTCATGAAACTATCAGCGATATCGGTTTAAACACATTTGTAATAAACCACACAGTATTGCCAAGTGAAATGTTTGATAAAAAACTAGAGCTTACAAAAGATGCAGGCTTTAGCGAATTTACTATTAGTGATGTAGTCTAATATATAAACAAATTACTAAATAGTATGAGTGCATATAATCAAGAAAATAATACTGATAATACTATCTTGCGATATGTTATAGTTTCAACACTAGCAGAACTAAAAAATAAAATCTTTTACTACAATAAAATTGATGAAGATACGTTGCAAAAAGTTAGCGTACCTTTTTATTATTCTGTAACTGGAAATGAAAGATTTTTAATGGATAGTTTTGTATATGATTCTATCTTAGAAGATAAAGCTGTTGGTAACTATGAAACTGTTCCAAGAGGTGTACTTAAACTTAATTCTCTAGCAGTTAATGCAAGTCTCCAAACTAATAAATTTGTTAGAGGAGAATTTGTTAGAGAATCTCATGGTGTTTTAAAAACTTTTATAGTAAACACTAGTTTTCTTCCAATAGATTTAACATTTGAAGTAACTGTAGTGTGTTCTAGTAATATGGAAATGCTAAAGGTTACGGAATCTATCCTTAGTAAATTATACAAAGCTATTACATTTAGTGTAGATTTAGGTATGTTTAGGGTTCAAGCTATTATGAGTGTACCTGAAGATTTTTCACAAGAAAAAATATTTGATTTTGGCTTGAACGATAAAAAAGAATTCAATGTTACTTTTAATATTGATGTTCAATCATTTATTCCTGTTTTTGAAAATGGTGTTCTTTTATCAGAAATTGATGAATTAGTTAGTAAATCTACTTTTGGCGAAGAGAATGCTGGTGTTGGTATGATTAGAAGCAATAGTGCAGGTGAGTTAGGTATTCAGTTTGGTGGTGTATTTCAAAAGTTTGAACATACGATAGACGATATTAGAAAATCACAAATTGAAGCAGCAGTTTCAAATAAAGGCTACGTTAACCCGGATAGCATTCAAACTGGTGGTGAATATTCGTCTACTACAATAGACTCATCTAAAATTCAACCTGAAAGCAAAGAAAGTAAAGAATATAGAAATTCAGAAAATACCTAATGATAATAACTCTAAGATCATAGAATATATAAAACAAATAAAAGTATCTTAATATGAATCATAAAACTAATACAGATATAAATGAAGGGCAAACTCAAGTTTATTCTGACGGTAGAATCGACGCTCAGCATGGTGTAGACACTACAACACCTCATTTAAACAATCCACCGCAACAACTGTTAGACATTGCTGCTCAATTTTACAAAAGCGGAAAAACTGATAGTCAGGTTTTAGCTATTTTAGTAGGTATGGGAATTCCTCAGCAGCTAGCGTTATCTGGTGTTTCTTTTTATAAATCAAAACTAGAAACATACAACGAAAATAATAAACAAAAAAACAATAACGAAATGAATTTTACACTTACGCAACTATATGAAAATATCATGAATAGTATTGATATTCTTAAGACAATGGATTCTGACTCTTCTAGAATTTCGTACTCATCTAAAAACGCTCTTAAAGTTTTAGAAGAATCTCTTGGTATGTTTCCACGTGAGCTTAATCTATGGAAGTCATATGTGGCAATACACAATAACGAGCTTAATGATGAAACTGGATTAAAAGAAAGTATTGAACTAAATATTAATCCTAATCTTAAATTTAAAATTGCAAAAACTTTACATAGAAGTTTATCAATTTATGAGTGGTTATCGCCAGTAAAAAATCTTAGAGATTATATTGATACAGTTTATACTAATGTTAAATGGTCATTTAAAATTAGTGAAGCTATTGATACAAATAAACTACAAAAGGGTAAATTATATGAAACTCTTATAAATGATCTTACTGAATCATTAAAAGAACCTGCTGATATTAAGTCTAATCTTGCTAAAATAGCAACAAAGCATCCATGGGCTAGTTCAGTTTATTCTATTTTAAATGAAATGACAATTGACGATAATAAAGCCGCGACAAACAATGATGGTATTGTATCACAAATACTTTCACCAGTTGTTGAAAATGAAAATGGTTTAAACTTTGTTTTACATGGTAAAACTTATGCAATTAAAGACAATCAAATAACAGAATCAGTTGTCAGAGATCATAGATTTTTTAATGTATTAGAAGGTTTACAATTATTTAAGAATATTAATAATTCATTAGTTATATTTGGTCAAAACAACAAGTCTTTGGAATATAATTTAACTGAAGGTACTTTAATGTTAAATAAAACAAATCTTACTGAGCTAACGCCAACTCAGATTAAAGAGTCTTTGCTTGCTGTGAACTTTTTTGGTTATAAAAACACAATGAGTACTGATACGGTTGCAAAGTTTTTTGAAAGTATAGATTATCTTCGTGATATGGATATGTTTACACACATTACATCACGTGAGTTTGCAGCATTACATTTAACTCTTATTGCAATCGGTGAAGGTGTTTGGGTTAACAAAGTTAATTCAGGTATGCAAATAAATGAAATGTCTTTTATACCAACAGCAACTGAAGCTGTTAAGCTTATTAAAGAATTTATTAATTATGACGTTAGTTTAATTTTATCAGAACAATTAATAGCTGAAGGGGATGCATCATTAACTCTTTCTAAAAAAAGAAATGAACTATCTGAAACAATTTCATTTTTAATTGAAAAGAAAACTGAAATTAATAGTGCTATTTCTAAAAATGGAAAATCTGAAGAATTAGATGAGGCATTAACTTTAATTAATGCAGAACTAATTAAATTTGAAAAAGAATTACAGGAAAGTTATTTAGTATCTGAAAAAAAAAATAAAAAACAATATTTAGATGACGGTTTTGTAGATGCTAATATAATTAAGCCTTCTGCTGGTTTTTCAAAAGGACAACAAATCATGGTAAACGCTGAAGAGTACTCTTCTCTAGGTAACGATGATTTGGTAACAATTATTGATCCTATGACAAATAAAGAAAGTTTCATTATTAAAAACGATATTAAAGTTGAAATTTAACTAAATTATTTCATAAAAGCCGGTGGTTTATATTAATATAAACTACCGGCTTTTTTTTGTATATAATAATAAAAATAGAAACACCATGGCTAGAAAACGTAATTATCTTAATAATAGAGATCTTTTAGATGAAATCAAAAAATCAAAAGAGCTTGACGAATTAACACCAAAAGCTTTAGAATATTTAATGTTACTTGCTAATAAGTGTTCAATGAAACTGTCATATAGGGAACCTGCAGATAGGGAAGATTGTATTGCATTTGCATATATGGATCTTTTTAAATATTGGAGAAATTTTAATCCTGCAAAAAGTGAAAACGCATTTTCATATTTTACTGAAATTTCAAAAAGAGGTTTTGCAAAAGGATGGAATAAACTACACCCTAAAAAATACGCGGGTACTGTTTCAATGGATGGCGGTTATGACAGTGATGGAATTTACACAATTTAATGAACATTAAAAACTTAAAACCAACATTAAAATCAGGGTTTAAACAAGGGTACTACAATCCAAATAATCCTACTAAATATATAGGAGATGGTCCTATTATTTATAGAAGCTCATGGGAAAGAAAGTTTTGTCATTGGTGTGATTATAATGATGATGTTATTTATTGGGTTTCTGAACCCTTTGCCATTAAGTACTACAATATACTTGATAATAAAGTTCATAATTATTTTCCAGATTTTTATGTTAAATTAAATAGGGATAATATTGTTGAAGAATATTTAGTTGAAATAAAACCAAAAGCTCAACTACAAAAACCAAAACCACCTAAAAGAAAAACAGCAAAATCAATGAAAAATTTCAAGCATGGTTATGAAAACTATGTTAGAAATTTATGTAAGACAGATGCATTAAATAAATTGGCAAAAGAAAGAAACTTTAAAGTTATGTTATTAACTGAAGATTCAAACTTATTTTAAGAATGATAATAGGTAATTTTACAGATGATTTAAATATATTCTTAGAAGAAAATAAAGGCAGGTCTGGTGCTTCTAAATACTCTACAGTATCCTTAAATACTATTGGGTCGCCATCAAAGGGTACACTAGAACAAGGAAGAATGTATGCCTTTAGATATTTTACTAATAAAGAAACTTTTTACGACACTTATCCAATTGTTATTGGTTTAGGTTCAAGTTTTGGTATTAACCAATTAGGTATAAATTTACACTATATACCATACGACTCTAGGATTTCATTGATAAAAGATATTGTAAAATCATTTCCTTCCATTTTTGAATCTCAGTTAAAATATGCGGGGAATGCTAAAATGCAAATGTATATGAAAGAGTTTACATATGATGCAGTTAACCAAAGTTTAGGTAAAAAATACAATTTAAAGTACGCAATAAGACAGTATAATATGAAAAATATGAAAGACCCTAGGGTACTAGGATATGAAGATTGGTATGTTGGTGCTGTTAATGATAGTAATTTTTTCTTTGGCGGAAATATAAATGAAGCACAAGCATTATATAATAAGAATATATAAACTAATAATAAAAAAACTATGGCAGGATTTACTGATAGAAGAGGACCTTTAACTGATGGAAACCCAGTTAGAAAAATTCTAAAAGATCTTTCTAATCTAGGAATGGCTTATGACGATATGGTTATTCGTAATTCTCGTGCGGTCGGATTTACTGAAAACCAAGTTGGTTATGGATTTGTAAATCCAACCGGATCTGATTCTGATGATATGTATGCAGCGTTTGCAGCACTTTCTTTAACCGACACAAGTCTTAAGAAAAATATATCATATTTTGATAAAGATTACAAAAAGAAAAGAGACGAGCTTAGGACGTTTGCCGTACAAGATGAAATAGAAGATATTTTAGATATTATCACAGATGAAGCTATTGTATTTGATGAAACTAATTATTTTGCATACGGCGAGTTTAATGGAGAAATTAGTAATACTATAGAAGAAGAAATCGGAGATGTTTTCAATAACATTTATAACTATTTTGGTTTTAATGATGCAATTCAACCTTGGAATTATTTTAGAAAATGGTTAGTTGATGGCTTCCTTTCGTTTGAGATAGTATATAATGATAAACAAACTGAAATTATTGGTTTTAAAGAATTAGACCCAATTTCTTTATTACCTGGAATAGATACTGAAACTGGTAAGAAAATTTGGGTTCAATATAAAGGCGGTGGTGCAAAAGAAAGAAAGCTTTGGGATGCTCAGGTAATTTATTTGTCGTATTCGCAAGTTAACTCGCCACAACGAATTTCTTACGTTGAGCGTCTTATTCGTTCATTTAATTTAGTTAGAGTTATGGAAACTACTAGAATTATTTGGGCAGTTTCTAATTCATCATTTAAAACTCAATTTATTATACCAGTAGGTGGTAAATCAAAAACTAGAGCTAAACAATCTTTAGCGCAATTAATGAATTCATACCGTGAGGTTGTTGATTTTAACTATGAAAGTGGTGAAATCAAAACAAATGGTAAGCCAATGATGCCATTCAATAAAGAATATTGGTTACCATCGAAGGATGGTGAACAGCCTACTATTAGTACTGTAGGTGGTGACGGGCCAGATTTAGGTGATACTGAATCATTAAGATACTTTTCTGATAGACTAAAGGTTGCTTCAAAAATACCATTTTCTAGATTTGATAAAGAAGGTGGTGGTTCTTTTGATATTGAAGCTAGCGGTATGTTAAGAGAAGAAATTAAGTTTTCAAAATTTGTTAATCGTTTAAGATCGATATTTCAAGAAATACTCATTAAGCCAGTGTATCTTCAAATGTGTGTAAATCACCCTGAGCTTAAAAATGATATTGCATTTAAATCAGGGTTAGGTTTAAAGTTTGTTAAAGATAATGTATTTGAAGAAATGAAAGAAATGGAATTACAAAACAAACGCATTGATTTTATCGGAAACATGAAAACCCAATTGAGTGTTATGGATAGCGAAATGAATGAAATTCCATACTTTGATATCGGATGGTTAATTAAAAGATACGGTGGCTTCACCAGAGATGACATTAACTCTAATAAAAGAGCAATTAAAAGAAATGAATTAGAAGAAGAGGGCTTTAGTGAAGGTGATATTGATAAAATACTGCTAGGAGGTAATAAAAATGATTTTAAGCCTGAATCACAAAATAAAGCCGAAGACGATCCATTAGCTGACTTTGAATAAAAAGTTTGCAATAGTTCTAATATATAAATCAAATAATATTTAAAAAATGTCAGGAAAGAAACTTTTAATTCTCGAAAGATCTCAAACAAATTTAGTTCAAAACGTTACAGAAGATGGTTCAATTATACTTGAAGGTGTTTTTACTGAATTCGGGATCCGAAACAAGAATAACAGAATATATGAAGAAACTGAAACTTTACCTCATATTAATGAGCTAAAGGAAAAGGCTAAAGTTGGTAAATTACTAGGTGAACTAGATCATCCTAAGGATTTTGATATTAGTTTATCAAACGTTTCTCATGTTATTGAATCATTAGAATATGATCCAGTTAAAAAACGTGTTATGGGTAGAATTCGTTTACTTAATACAACAAAGGGAAAGGAAGCTCAAGCTTTAGTTAAAGATGGTATACCTCTTCATATTTCAAGTAGAGCTGCCGGTTCTGTAGGTGAAAATGGTAAGGTTAAAATTAAGAAATTTTTTACATACGATCTCGTTGCTGATCCTGGTTTTGAAAATGCAGAATTAACACGAGTAAATGAATCTTACGGATTTAGTAATGAAGATGATTTATTTATCTATGAAATACAAGAAACAAAAAACACAAAAAACAATATAATGGAAGAAAATACAAATTTTGTAAAGGTTGAAGATTTTCAAAAATACACTGAATACGTAAAGGGCGTATTATCAAAAGTTACTGAATCAGTTACAGAATCAGCAAACACAGATACAACTGAAAGAGTTGAACAACTAATAAAATACACAGAAAGTGTTGTAGCAAAAGTTAATCAGCTTTCAGACTATTCTGAATATTTATCTGAAAATTTAGATAAATCTATTTCATTTTCAGATTACCTATCTGAGAATGTAAATCAAATTAAACAATATACAGGTTATTTAGCTGAGGAATTAGATTCTAATATTCATTATTCAGAACATGTTGCCGAAGCTGCAGATAATGGAATTCAGTACTCAAAATACTTAGCAGAAAGATTAGATCAGGGAATTCAGTATGTAGAGCATGTTGCAGAAGGTGCATCTAATGCGACAACAAAAGTAAACCAAAGTATTGCATATGCAACATATCTTAGTGAAAATGTAGAAAACGGCATTAAATATGCTGATTATATTGCAGAACAATTAGATCAAAGTATTGTACATACAAAAAAAATTGAAGTTGATTTAGATAAGAGTATTAAGTACTCTGAATATCTTGCAGAAAACATAAATGATGAAGCATCCGTTGGAGTAGCTAGTGTTGCCTATGTAGAAACAAAATCATATAAAGAATCAATTGAAGAAAAATTAAATACTTTAATTGAAAAGTCAAAATTTAAAATTGTTACTGATTTACATTTTATGAACTTTCTTACTGAATCTAAGAAAAATGAGTTTAAGTCTTTATCTATTGAAAAGCAAGATATGATTAAAGAGTCTATGACGTTAAACCATATAATGTCAACGAATCAAGCAGAAAATGTATGGGACAGTTGTTTTATTGAAAAGAAACGTGAAATAAATTTTATACAAGACATGCCAGAGAAGTATTTAACTAAATGGGGTTCTTTATCTGCTGATCGTCAATCTCAAATTATTGCTGAGTCTAAATTTCATACAGTAAACACACCGTATACAATTAATAATTTTTGGGCAACCAGAGATTTAAGACCATCTCAATTTGAATTAGTAACAATTAACGAAAACAAAACAGCAGCTGAGCAAGTAGCTACCGTTACAAATGAACAAACTATTAATGAATCATTTGCGGCTGACATTATTAGAAAAGTTAAATTTAATTTAGGAAGATAAAAAACATATATTAACAATTTTATTAATACAACATTGATATATAAATTATAATCTAAAAAAGTTAAGAAGCAAAGAACTATAGATTAATTACAAAAACAAAAACAAAAACAAAAAAATGTACGCAAATCAATTAATTAACGAGTCTGAAGTACAAATGACTTGGGCACCTATCATTGAAGAAGCTACTGGTATTACTGAAAAATCTAAGATTGCTTGGATGTCTAAGTATTGTCATTATCATAACTTAAATGAAAGTGTTTACAACACAGTACACCTTAACCCGAACATGAACGTTCAGTCAATGGGTACTCCATCATTTCCTGGAGATCCATCAACAATGAATGCATTCTATTCACAAGCACCAGGTTCTGGTGATAGACCATTTTCTTTGCTACCTCTTGCTATGCAAGTTGCTGCTCAGACAGTAGGTCTTGATTTAGTTCCAGTTGTTCCAATGCAAGGTCCTATGGGCGTTCTTACTTACCTAGACTTTGTTTATGGTGGTGGTAGAGCTTCTCAGGCAGGTGGTGTAAATGGAAACAGCGCACCATTACTTATTAAAGTTAATGTTGCAATTGCAACAGGTGACGCCTTAGCAGTGAATGAAATACTTTACGTTGGTACAGGTAATTTTGGAGCATACGAATTAACTTATGTTGGTAAATCTCGTATTGATGGGTATTCAATATTTAGAGTAAGAGGAAAAAGAACTGACGTTGCTCAGGGAACTGATCCTTTTGGACAAGGTGAAGAAGGTTATCAACCAATCTATACAGCAGTAACTGCTGCAACTGATGGTTTTGCTGACGACACATTAGACACAGTAAGAGTTAACTTTGATAGTGGAGCTGAATTAGTTAAGGCATTAGAAGACCACATTCCTGGTTTTTCAGGTAATGCTTTTTCTGCAAACAACCCTGGTGCAGGTACTCCTGCCTTTGGTGTTGAAGCAATTGACTCAGCAAATCCATACGAAAGAGGAGTAGGAGAATCTACACCAGATAACGTTATGGGATTATCTTTGTTTAATAAATCTGTAGCTGCTAAAACTTATCAAGTTGCAGCCGCCGTTACTCGTGAGCAAATACAAGATCTTAAGCAATTCGGTATTGATGCCGTTGCTCAAGTAGAATCTGTATTAATCAATGAATTAACACAATCTATAAACAAGTACATCCTAGATAGAATCTTTAAAAATGGTGTAACTAATGCTGCACAAGTTGCTCAAGTAGATGGAACTATTTTATCTGCTGCGTTTACAACTGGTGCATCTACTGCAGTTAACATTCCATTAGGTACTGATAATACTGGTGTAGCTCGTTCTGTTGTTGTTAACTCTGTTACAGTTTCAACAGGTGGTGAAACACAAGGAACACTACAACGTAGAATCTTAACTAAAGTACTTGCTGCTACTAACTTAATCGCTGTACGTGGTCGTAGAGGTCCTGCAACGTTTGCAGTTACAAGTGGTAAAATGGGTACTGCACTTCAAGATGTGTCAGGATTCGTTCCTTACCCACTATCTAACACAGTAAACCAAAATGGCGGATCTTTATTCCCAATTGGTTCTGTTGCAGGTGTTACTATTTATGTTGATCCTAATAGAGACTTTAATGACTTAAGAATTGCAGTAGGCCGTAAAGGTGATGGTAATTCTCCAGGATTAGTATTTATGCCATACTTAATGGCTGAATCAGTTGAAACTATAGCTGAAGGAACAATGGCTCCAAAAATCGCGGTTAAATCTAGATTTGACTTAGTTGATGCAGGATTCCACCCACAAACTATGTATTACACATTAAACTTTAGCTTCAATGGAGTTGATATTATATAATGTTTAACTAACGTTTTATTAAACAAAAAGGTTCACCGCGGTGAACCTTTTTTTATCTTATGATTTAACAGATATATAAATAAAACAAATAAATATGAGTAGTATTCCAAACTTTAAAAAATTTAATCATGATCTATTTATTAGTGAAGCTTATGAATTAGTAATGACTCATATGTCGTATGATGAATTTACTGAAATAGTTAGCGAAGGTTTTTTTGATTTTATTAAAGGTATTTTTACTAATCCAATACAAAAAAGAAAATTAGATAAGTTTGGCAAAGATCTACTTAAAACAAAAATAGAGTTAATGAAACTTGAAATTGAAGAAGATGACATTGAATTGTTTAAAATGCAACTTAATCAAGTAAAGAATAACGATGACAACAACTATGAAATAACTTCATCAAAAGTAAATAATGCAGATAAAGCAAAATCTATAAAAATAAAAACGCTACAAGATCGTGAATCGATATTAATAAATCAAATGGATGAAGTTGGTAAAGATTCTGTTAAATTACAAAAATATGTAGATTCTATTAAATTTGAAATTAGAATTAAAGCTAACGATGCAACTATAAAATTAGCAGATTCTGAAATTGCAAAAATTTTAAAAAGTATAAAGAATGAAGATATTAAAACAATTAAAACTTTAAATAAAGAAATAAACAAAAAATAAAACATTATGAAAACCTTAAATAACTTTGACAATTTTAAAATTATAGTAGAAGCAAATGAACACCTGGATTCTTTTTTAGATCATCTTTTTGAAATTAGCTTAAATGAAAATATTGGAGCAGCCTTAGGTAGTCCAGTTAAATTTCTCCAAATTAAAAGTGCTTCAAAAAAATATCAAACAGCAATAGTACAAAAATCAATTAATGATTTAGATTTTGAAAAGAAAAAGGCAGCAGGTACATTAGACGCAAAACAAAAAGAAGTTTTAGCTGCTGCTAATAAACAAAAAAATCTAGCACTTACCGACAAAGCATCAGCTATTGCTGCTAATATTGACACATACGCGACAACACCTGGTTTAAAAACTATTGCAAGTATTGCAAAAAATAAATCAAAAATCGCTGCAGCTACAATTACTGCTAGAGTAGCAGATGGTGAAGAAGCAAAAGCGCTTAAGTTAAAAATACAGGATTTAAATAAAAAAATAGCAAATGATTCAGCCGAGCTTAAAGATTATGTAAAAACAACTAAAGCAAAGGATGATGCTAAAACAGACACACAGTCTTCACCGGATAATACATCAACAGATCAACTAGCTTCATTAAATAATGATGCAGCAGAGAAAAAAGAAGCAGCAAAGAAAAAAGAAGCAGCACAGGAAATGATGGTGGATAAAACTAGTAAATTAGAAAACGACATTAAAGAAATTGACGCTAATATTACCGATGAAATGACTGCAATCAGCAAACTTAAGTCAGATTTAAAACAATCTAAAATAGATGTTTCTGCTGGTAGAGGTTCTGACGCTGATATATTAAAAAATCAAAAACGTCTTAACGATTCAACTGAAGATTTAGCAGAACTTACTAAAAGAAAGGCTGAACTAAAAAAAGACCTTTTAGTATTACAAAAAGAGTCAGTATCTCACGTTAATGAATCTATTGCAACTAAGTTCAATTTGTTATATAACAATATGAATGTATAAAGTTAGAAAAATTAATTTTGGTTGGTTTAGGAGGCGTCACGGTATTTTATTAGAAAACCTGCCGCCTTCAAAACAGCTCTTATTAATGGAAAATCATTTTATGAAATGGTTAAACTCTGATGTTCAAGCGTTTGAGGTTATTTTTAAAATAGAAGACATGCATGACCATGAAAAAAATCCAAACAAAATTTTATGGAACCCATTTCGTGAAACGTTTACAACAATTAAAGATGTTGAATTTGATTCAAATCTCATAAAATGGAAATGTGCAATATGTTCGTCTGTAATTAAAACCAGAATGGACTCAAAAAAAGTTGAAAATTTTGTTTGCAAATTATGTAGTGAAACTCATAATACACAAAATAAAAGAGTTGATCAAAGAATAATAGAATCGTCTATTGCGTTTACTAAACACTGTAAATCTCTCTTGAAAGGAGAACTAAGAGAGTTTTTAACTCACGTGCGCAAATCATCTAAGAGATAATGCTTTTTCAAAACTAATCTTTGGCCACACTAACAAATCACTATTAATTGATGCATTATATACTTTAACATTTTTGTCTTTTAATAGTCCTGCTAAAATTTCAAAGCCTGGTATAAACTGATCTTTGTAAACATTATTACCAGTTGCAGGTACTGGATAACCGTCATGATAGTGACTTTGTTTTCCATCGTTTTTCATATCATAACCTAATAATATTATTTGCTTTGCTCCAAGTAAATATGCAAGATTAATTGCAGCGTAACCGCTATTATTACCATGACACAGCGAATCTTTTGATTCTTCTAAACCAAATTTACAGCCTTTCTTTAAAACTTTAATATCAGCTGAATATGATGCATGATTTCTTATTGTAATTTTTAATCCTTTAAACTCGTTAATTTCATTCTTATACCAGCCGTAAACCCTAGAATCCGTCCAATACACAACATCCGCACCTGGATATGATAAAATAGATTTATTAATTACAATTGTTCTTTTGCCTATTAATGAATTCCAATTAAAATCTATCAATGATGGGCCACCACCAATTACATAAACAGTTTCACCTTTCCATATAGGCTCAACATTATATAAATGTGGTTTAGCTGTATTTACTCTACTAAATCTTCTGTCTTTTGTTGTTTGTATATTAGGGGTGCGCTCTGTTTTAATACTAATTTTGCTAATTGTATTTTTTTGATAATTTTTTTCAACAATAGCACTGTTAGTTTCTTTAATTATATGTACAGGTTTGGCAGGTTGTATAATTTTTCTAATTTTTCTCATTAGCTAACTGGTTTTTTTATATATTAGAGTAAACTACTAAAGAGTTTAACATATAAAAATAAACAACTTTATTATGCGCAACATACAAAACATACTTTTAACTGAAAAGTATCGTCCTAAAAATTTAGATGATCTTATTACACCAAAAAGAGTAGGTGATAAATTATCAAAAGGTGTTTATCAACATTTATTATTATTTGGTTCACCTGGTACTGGTAAAACGAGTGCAGCCAAGGCTTTAGTAAAGCATTTTAATCATCCATATTTATACATCAACGCGTCAACAGATACCTCGGTTGATGTTGTTAGAAACCGTATTACTGATTTTTGCGCAAATCGTTCTATTATGGATGAACCTGGAAAACTTAAAGTAATAATTTTAGATGAAATAGATGGTGTGTCAGACCAGTTTTTTAAAGCTTTGCGCGCAACTATGGATCAATTTGCATCTAACGCAAGATTTGTTGCAACATGTAATTATATTAACAAAGTACCAGATCCAATACAATCTAGATTTGAAATGATTGATTTTGATTTTACAAAAGAAGAGGAATCTGAAATTATGAAGAGTTATATCCTTAGGATATTAGAAATATGTAAAGAAGAGGAAATTGGTATTGAGAAACATGCAGCAGTTGAATTAGTGAAAAGAAAATTTCCAGATTTAAGAAATATGTTAAATCAATTACAGGGATTTAAATCACAAGGTCTGGAGCTAATAACAGTAAATGATATTAAAAAGTTTAGTTCTGTTTATAAAGATATTTTTGACTTAGTTATTGATGAAACAGATCCTGTTAAAAATTATCAATATATGCTATCAAATTATGCAAACCGTGTTGATGATGTACTTTCTTCGTTAGGTGCAGAATTCATACAGTACATACAACATGAAAGACCTTCATACATTTCATTCATACCACAGGTTATTGTAACAGTATCTAAATATCAATCACAACGCCAGCTTGTAATTGACCCAGCGGTATGTATGTTAGCATGCATTTATGAAGTCCAGAGTATACTGAATGGTGTTTAAAATAATAATTTATTAATCTTTATAATAGCAAAAACTTTCAATTTATAGTATAATTTGTTACTATTTATAAAAACAGAATACAATGACAAAAAATAAAAGACATACATTAGTTATTGATGGAAATTACTTCTTATTTAGAACTTTATACGTTGCACCACAGCGCAGCAAATCAAAGCCTCTGTTAGATGATAAAGATGATATGCAATCATTTATATCAAAATTAGCAACTGATTTATCATATCAAGTTAGATTATTTGAAGGTTTAATTGATAAAGTAGTATGGACTGTTGATTCAAGATCTTGGCGTAAAGATTTTTATCCTGAGGCAGATTATAAAGGCAACCGTAAACAAGATAGCAATATTAATTGGTCAAATTTTTCAACAGTATCTAATGACTTTATAGATATACTTGAAAGTAAAGGAGTACAAATATCTAAAATCAATGGGGCAGAAGGTGATGACTTAATGTTTGCATGGAATGCTGAATCTATTGCTAGCGGTAAATCTGTTATTATGTTTACTGGCGATAAAGACATTGTTCAGCTTGTTAATAAATCAGATAATGGCGCTCATACTATAGTGTTTTCCCCAGCTCATAAAAAAATATATGCGTACAATGGTTTTTCAGAATGGATGAATGCTTCTAATGAAGCAGAGACAGATAACATTTTTGATATGATAAAACTTTCAACATCGCCTGAAAACCAAATAAAAAAATTACTACAAACTTTAATTACAAAAAAGAAAGTTAATATTTTAGAAGTTGATCCTGAGGAATTTAGATTTGCAAAAGTATTAACCGGCGATGGTGGAGATAACGTATTACCAGCATACTGGTATATCCAAAACAATAGAAGATATGGTATTAGCGATAAAAAATCATCAGAGATTATAGCAGAGTTTAAAAAAAGCCATGGTAATCTTTCATATAAATACTTGTACAATAATGAATTAGTAATTGACCTTGCCAATATAATTTTTAAAGTTATGAAAGTAAAACATATGAGCATTGATCAAATTATAACAAACATTAGGTCAAATGTAAATTTAATGGTGCTATCATCTGAATCAATACCAAGTGGAATACTTGATGAAATGTTTAATCACATTGAATCTGTCTTAGATAAAATTGTTCCAAATTTAACAGAAATTTCTTCAATGAAACTTCTTTTAGAAAATAGCTCATATAAAATAAAAGAAAACTTAAAAGGAATTCCATCTAAAATTTTTAAAAATAATGAAGATGATTCTACTGATTTTTCCTTTATTAAAGACCGTAACTCGACAACTAAAATCTTTTAATATTTCTTAAACTATATTATTTAATTTCTTATAAATATAAAAATGCAACTATTTGATTATATTAAAGTATTGTTTGGGAAAGATGAACAATGGGATAAAGTTTCTAACTATGATAAATCTAAAAATGCTTTTATGGTTAATAGATTTATGGGCATTAAATTTCCAGTCCAAGCTAATTTATTTAATACATTAAAAATAGATGTAGTTGGTCAAGCTGAAGCGTGGCGAATGGTTTCATCAAAATTTTCTAGAGTTCCAGGTTTTATCTATACGAAAGTTAAAGCAAAACCTAAAGAAAAAGTTTGGGTACCAAATACTAAGGCTGTTGAAATTTATATGAAATTTAATGAAATTGGTAATAGAGAATTTTTAGAGGCGTTAAAATATGACACCTATGAAGTAAAGCGTGCAATAGACATTCTAGAAAAACAAATAAGCAATGACGTCAATTAAGAATCATTTTGAATTAAACATACCTACTCATATTAGTTTTACTCTTTATAAATTTGATTATATTGATAGCATTATAATTTCTAAAGTTTTAGCAGAATGCAAAAACCTAAACGGGGTTGATGCTGAGTTATATACAGTCGATGCTACTTCATTTAAATTTGCATTGCAAAAAAGTAAAAGATTAACTACTGAAATTATAAAGTTTTATACGTTAGAATCTCAATCTGCAAATACAAACAAACCAAATTCAATATTTTTTTTATGGTCAATTTTTAGTAAATTGGAGCAAATTGAACTTTTAACTTTTAATATATCATATGATAAAGATTTTACTAGATTAATAAAAACAGAAAAGCGTGAATATTTAAGCTTTTATTTTAAAATAAATGAAGGTGTTTTTAATTTAACTGAAGTATTTGATAGAAAGTCTTTAGATATAATTAACAAAAAAATAATTAAGTCTGGCGTGTTGTCAAATGAATATTTAGACAGGTTGTCTTATTTTTATATGAAAACCACCGATCTTTTTTTATTATTAGAAGAGTTAGAATCAGAAGGCTTATTAAATACCTTTGAATTATTAGATGGAATTGACCATAAATTAGAAGAAGACAATCCTATCCTCTTAGTTATAACAGATTATACACCATACTAAGGAATATATAAATAAAAATATTTCTTTATGATTAAATTTTTTAGAAAATGTTGTAAATCTAAAAGGGAATGTGTTACTTATCTTGTTATTTTTCTTTGGGTCAACGTTGGTATTGTTGCAACATTCTTTGACACTAGCTTTACTGATTTAGCGGCATATTTTGTTTCACTTATTGGTTTTATTACCGCATACATTCTTGGTGAGAGTGTTAGACAGAGTGAAAAAACATCAATATTTTCAAAAGGCACTACAAGTAGACGTGAAATAGTAATGTATATCACTATTGCTTTATGGCTAATTGTAGGTATTTTTGTTATTGTTAAAAACAGTGACTTACTAGGAATGTCTGCATACTTTGCAGCTCTTACCCCATTTGTTGGATCTTACATAATTGGAGAAACATATAAAGGGGAGAAAAACAGCAGTGAAAATTTTCATGAATCTTCACAAATAAACTCTTAATTTAATGGCTGTTACTGGATCACAAACATCTGAAAATGGCGACGCACTTTTAGTTAGTCTTCAAGAGCCTTACAAAAACGTAGTAGAAGTACTAAGTTATAGTGATGAAGTTGAAAATGAAAGTACATCAGTTTATTTTAATAAGTATTTTAGATGGGGTATTGATGGCGTTACATATTCTGATTGGATCACTTTAACAGATGCAAGTTTAATAGGGCTGCTCTTAAATCCACACAATCCATTATGGGTACAATACAAATATGAGCAGGTGGGTGATGGTTTATTAATATTTAAATCTATTTCACTGGAAATAGTTACGGATAACGGAGTTATTTGTAAAATACCTCAAATTAACTGCACAGATAGTAATTCGTTATCAGGTTCACAAAACTTAGTTGTAGATTGTTGCGCCGGTTCATGGAATCCTTATGATTTATCTAGAGCATCTCAAATGTATAATCAGCTATCCGCTGTTGCATCTAACTTATTTGGATTTTGCGTTAAATACTTTAAAACATCGGCAGACCAAAGAAGCAGAGATGTAATACTTAAAGAATATTCATTGTTTAACGTAATAGCAAACGCAGAAGTAAAGATTATGTTTCCTGATAATCAATTGCCTTCTAGAGAAATTCAATTTACTCCTCTTATGATGGATTTTCCATTACAATTTGAAGTTCATATTGTTAAGTCTGCATTTGAACAGGTATTTGGAGTTGGTACAAAGCCTCAAATGAGAGATTATTTATATCTAGAACAGTATACTAATAAGATGTATGAAATTGACGCAGTTGCAGAATCAGATGATTTTTTATACGCAGGCTCTTATTGGAGAGTAAGTTTAGTTTCATATCAACAAAGAACCGCTGTGCTTTATCCAGATAAAAATATTGAAGCAATAAAGGATTCTTTAGTTAATAGTGAAGATATTTTTAGTAAAGAACGTAATGAAGAACTTGATAACGCAAGAAAGCCTAATCAATATAATACAATAGGTACGTTATCAAATGATTATATCAGACGGATTTTAGATAAAAAACTTTTAATTAAAGAAGAAAATATTTATAACAATTGGACAATTATTTCTAAATATAATTATCAACTAAACACAATAACTGAACAAACAGATGCAGTTGAATATAGGTACAATAGTGGTTGGTCTGATATAGAAGATAGAGCTTTCACGTTTTGGATAAGACCTAAATATATTAAACCTATTGGAATTAACATAGTAATTGTAAGCATTAGTAATAGCAGCGGAAAAGTTAAACTTAATTCTTCACAATTACCAGATGGCGCCGACTCACTAAAAACTGGAGATTGGATAAATATAGTAGGTACTGCTTCGTATAATGGAATTCATAAAATCATTTCAGTTGGATCTACTAGCATTAATATTGATACTGAATATACGACTAATACATTACAAGGCAACTCAAGATTTAATAAGGAAGATAGCAATACGTTTATGGTATACGAAAATTCTTTAATACCGCAATCAAACATAATAGCATTTACACAAACCCCGAATTGGTTTATTATCAAGATTAATGATTTATATTTTAAATACAATATTAAATCACAAAATATTACTTTTTATAATGATTCATGGTATGCAATTGTAGTAAACTTAAATAGCTTAGCTAAACAATTAAGCTTATTTGTTTATGAAACTGTTGAAAATACCGGATCGATTAACCCTGATATCAGTTCATCATTAATGTTATCTTTTATGGAAACAAAAGAATATAACGCAGTTAAAGTAAATGATTCTAATGCATGGAAATTACTAGGATGTAAGTTGGATATTACAAACATACGTATATGGAAAAAGCCAATTGAACAAGAATTGCAATCGCTAATACTATCTCAATATGTTGTAAAAGATACTCATTTAACTCTATTGTTAGATAACAGTTCTCCGCAATTACTTCTTTCAAAAGAATCTAATAGTAGATAAGTAGAATATATATTATAAATATAGTATATGAAAGAATCATCAAAAGACAAATTTCGAGATAGTTTAGGAGATCTTTTAAATGATTTACCTAATGAAGTTGCTGGTTACTTAGAAAATAGTAACATAAAACTGCAACCTGTAAAAAGTTCAAATAATCAAGCAGCACAACTAAATAAAGCTAAAAATAAGGCTGAGAAAACACTAAATAGTTTGCTTTCTTTTTATTTAAGTGAAGAAATAATAGCAGAACACGAATATATTAGAGCAAAGGCTCAATTAGATCAGTACGCGCTATCAATGCTAATAAGACAAATGGAAAATAGCGAAATTGCTATTACCTTATTAATGACAACCATTCATGAAGGCGATGTTTCACCTAGAATGTTCGAAGTATTATCTGACCTACAGCGAACTTTATTGGACATTATAAAAAGCCAAACAATGTATCTTATAGCGATAGAAGAAAACGCAAAAAAAATAGCAAGGGATATTGATATTTATCATGGTAGCAATGATAATGCGCCACGCAAAAACGGATCGAATTCAACTGGTGTAAAAACTAGGGGAACTAAAGATTTAATGAAAGCATTACAAGAAAGCATTAACGAAGAGGATATACAAGACGTAGATGGAGATCAAGATGAAGAATAACTTTATTCTTATTAAAGATATAAAGCAAGAAGAACTGAAAAGCAATAGCGGAATTATACTTACTATCGAAAAATACAATCGAAATGCAGTTGTAATTAAATCACTTTCTCATGATATAAAGGAAGGTGATATTGTTATTAAAAATATAGGTACAGGTACTTTGTTTTCTATAGATGGAGAAGATTATGAAATACTGCATGAATCAAACATCCTAGCAATTCAATAATGGCACAAAGACAAAAAACAGAAAGCTCCGGTTTTGAATTAGAAATAAGTAAAACGGAAGAACAATTTTCATGGTCAAGCGAAAAAGCTGAAAAGCTTTTGTTGGCTATAGAAGATGGCTATAAACCAAAGACAACACCATTTTACGAGGGTAATCCTAATTTAAAAAAAGGAAATCTAGTTTTTAATTACACAACACATGAAATAAAGGAAATTAGAAAATGTGCAACTGATATTGTTTATTTTGCAAACAACTATTGTACAGTTATGACTGATTTTGGTTTGAAGACAATTAAGTTAAGGCCATACCAAGAAAACATGCTAAGGCAATTTCAAAAAGAAAGATTTAATATTTGTTTAGCTAGCAGACAAATTGGTAAGTGTCTTTTTCATTCAACTGAAATCATCGTATATAGGGACAACATATGTATTAAAACTACATTAGGCCGCCTATATTTTGAAACTTTGAAATTACAAAGAAACCTTACACTTATAGAAAAAGCTAAATTTTTTTTGTGGCGAGTTTACGAAACTTTAGATTCATTTGACAAAAAGCAAGACTAAACTTAGATATATAAAATAAAGGTTATATGGAAAAGAATTGTACAGTTTGTAAAATAAAATATAAAGCCCCGAGTAATAGATCATCCTTCTGTAGTGCAGAGTGCAAAAAGAACGCATGGTTTGATAAGAATCAAGAAAGAATAATCAGAGAAGGTGAAGAAGGTATAGATTATATTATTGATAAATGGAATGGTTATGTGACCCCAAGATTATATGGTGCATGGATGAGGGCAATGCACCCAGGGAGAACTACAAAAGAATATTTAAAAGATTTCCCAAACTCATGTCTATGTTGTGAAAAAGACAAAAACAGTACGACTAAATGTGGACAGGAAAACCACATGAAAAAACCGAAATACCGTAAGATGGCTAGTGATGCAATTAAGGGTGCAAAAAACCCAAATCACAAATCATGTACAACTGATGAAGTACGCAGTTCACGTAGCCCATTTTCGCTAAAGTTCAAAAATTACAAATCAAAAGAAGACCGTGACAACTTTATAAACAATATTGATTGGGCTGCAAGAATTACATCTACTCAGGTTGAGTGGTGGTTAAATAAAGGGTTTTCTAAAGAAGAAGCTAAAATAAAGCTCAAAGAAAGACAGTCTACATTCACCTTAAAAAAATGTATCAAGAAGTACGGTGAAGTTGAAGGCACTGAAAAATTCAATGATAGACAAACTAAGTGGAAGATATCACTGCAGGAGAACTTTGCGAACTATGGCGACAGTAGAAGCCCATCAAGTAAATTTGCAAGCTCTATTATAACTGAACTGTGTAAACATTTAAAGATCGAAGTTCCAAAGAAAGAAAAATGGATACATGATGTTGAAAAAGATAGAGCATATAGTTATGACTTTACATACGAAAAGAAGATCATTGAATTCAATGGTGATTATTGGCATTGTAACCCATTATGTTATGAATCGGGGTACTTTCATAAAAACAAAGGATTAAGTGCAAAAGAAATTTGGGAATATGATAACATAAAAATAACTTTGCCTGTAAAGTATGACTACGAAGTCCTTGTTGTATGGGAGAAAGAATTTAATGATAATCGTAAACAAACTATAGAAAAATGTATTCATTTTCTAAATAACTAAAATTAATGCATGATTAATATACTAAAACTAATAATACTTTTTTTAATTCAATTTATAGAACATATTGAATATAAGCACATGACCTTAGATCAAGACGATATTAACAAAAAAATCATATCTACTCTAGATTTAACTGATACTTATATTGATACTGACACTGGCTGGGAGTCTATTTCAAATATTCATATAACACAACCGTATGATGTATATCGAATTGAATTGTCTAATGGATTATATTTAGAAGGGGCTGATAATCATATACTTTTTAATAGAGAGTATGAAGAAGTGTTTTTAAAGAATCTTAATCTAGGAGATCATGTAATTACACTAGATGGGCCTATTATGGTTACCAATATAATTAAACATAACTCTACCGTGTCAATGTTTGATGTAACTGTAGCTAGCAATAATCACAGGTATTGGTCTAATGGTATTCTTTCTCATAATACAATTTGCAGCAGTATTTTTATAGCACATTATTCTTTATTTAATTTTGACAAAAATTCGTTAGTACTTTCAAATAAAGGTGCAACAACTAGAGAAATTATTGATAAGGGTAAAACAATATTAGAACACTTACCGTTTTTTTTAAAACCTGGGATTTTAAAGTGGGATGTATTTAATTCAAAATTTGATAATGGGTGTCGAATCATTGGGCAAACCACAACTAAAAAAGCAGCTATTGGTTTTACTATTCATTTATTATTTATGGATGAGTTTGCTCACATTCCTCAAAACTTTGTAGATACTTTTTATGAAAATGTTTATCCTACAGTGTCAGCATCTACAAACTCTAAAGTAATCATAACAAGTACACCTAATGGCTTTAATAAATTTTATGACATTTATTCAGCTGCAGATAATGGAAGTAACGAATATACTCCATTTAGAGTTGATTGGTGGGATGTACCGGGTAGAGATGATGTTTGGATGAAACGTGAAGTTGCTAATTTAGGATCCGATGAAGCGTTTAATCGTCAATATGGAAACCAATTTATAGCAGGGTCATCTTTGTTATTAGGCGCAGACAGTCTTAAAAAACTTCAGAGCAATCAACTTAAATTTATTAACAAAGAACTTCCAGAATTTGATGATGAAGATATTAATTATGATGATTTTAAGTGGCACCCTGATTTTAATTTTGATGAAATTGAGGACGATGCTAACTATTGGTTATTTTCTATAGATATAGCAGAAGGAAATGGCGGTGATAATTCTATCATAAATATATTTAAAGTAGAATTGATGGAAGAAGACACTTGGAAAAAAATAGTATCACCAGGTTCTTTTATTGATTTTTTTAGATTAAAACAGGTTGGTAGATTTAGGAGTAACGAACATAGTTTAGAAGAATTTGCAAAGGCAGTTTACATTACAGCATTTGATATGTTTAATCCGGAAAACGTAAAACTTATAATTGAATGGAATATGTTTGGAGGCGAGCTAGTGAATAGGCTGCAAACTATATTTCCACAGCGAAATGATTTTGATGAAGAGTTAATTGTAAAATTTAAACATAGGGTTGATGCAAAAATAAAACAATTTGGACTTAAAATTAAAAAAGATAACAAACCTATTTTTTGTCAAAATTTTAAAAAGTATATTACACAAAATAAAATTGTAATAACAGATAAAGAAACCATTCGCGAAGCATCAACCTTTGGTAAATTGCCAAATGGATCATATGCGGGCCAACTTGGTACCGATGACCTTATTATGTCAAGCATAAATGGCTCAGAGTTTTTCCAAACTCTAGATTTTTCTGATTTTGCTGAAGATATTTTTGATCAAACTGACATAATAATTCAAGAAAAAATAGAATTTATTTTAGATAAAGACACAAGAGGAGATAAACTTAATTACGATATATATGATTTAGTATAAAAATGTGTTTAGTTTAAATATAATTAAATAGAAACTCTTGGCATAGTAGATATATAAAAAAAGTAATAAACAAAAAATATAATATAAAATGGCACTAGATCCACAAATTGCTTCACTAAGAGCGGCAGGGACATACAGATTTACTTTCGATAAAAGTCAAGTTGTTTCAATACCAGCAAATCAAACAAGAATGCTTGTCGGTTTTTCTAAAAAAGGACCATTCAATACACCTGTTTTTGTATCTGATACTGCTTTCTTTAAACAAGTATTCGGAGATATCGATAGAAATCTTGAAAGAAAAAATTCATATTTTCATAGGAGCTGTTTAGCTGCTTTAGAAAGAGGGCCAATTTTAGCTCTTAATCTGTTGGCACTAGACTCTGATGATAATGTAGACTACATTAAATTAGGAACATCTGCAACACCAGAATCACAATCTAATGCAGGGGCTTCTGCTGAATTTAGAAAGTTTTACAATACAGATAAATTCTTTTTCCCTGATACAAACTCATTTTTAGATAATGTCGGAGCAAATAAATCAACGTTAAGTTCTACTTCAACAAATGATTTATTAGACTTTGTTAATTTAGGACAAAATCCAGTATCTATTATTGTTAAGAAGTCAGCAAACGCAAACGTTTCATCGTTTAATATTACTGTTGAAGAATGGTATGGTTCTGCAAATGTTCCAGGCTTTTTAAATAGAAATAGTTTAATCTCTGATTTCATGGTAGATGTTTTTATATTGGAAGGCAATTTTGGTGGAGATTTTGTTTCAGCTGAACCTTATGAAAGATTCGCAGCTGATCCAACATTCCAAACTTATTTTGATTCTACATTAGGAATTAAAAGAAAGAAATTTAAGTCTGATAAAACAGATACATTATTACAGGAATTCTTTAACGAAACTGAAGTTAATTTAATAGCATCTTATACTGCATGTTTAATACCAGATTTTGTTGATCTTATCGGAAGAAATCTTTTTATTGAAAATGTGATTAACGTTGACTCTACAACAACTGGTTTATTTTGCGCTGTAAATGAAAATTTATTTAGCGGGGATTTTCTAATTGATGGCGTACCAGGTGGTATTGATTTAATTGGTCATAATATTGAATATTCACAAACTTCAGGTATTCAGGATGATGTTAACTTTTTATCATATCATTCACCAATTGTTTCTGATATTTCATATGCAAGATTACCGCAGTTAACCAACACAGCAACGGTAACAACTGAATCTGTGATTGTTAATACAATAACAGACGGTAACATACAGATTACAATAACTGGTACAGCTGGCGATGATGTGTATGATGCTTTTGCAAACATGTCACCAAATACTGCATCATCATTAGGATCATTTATTAAAGGTTCTTTAATAGACAAATTTATACCGATTTTATCAGTAAATGTAACAAGTAATGCAGTGACTGTATTGGCATCATCAGTAGGTGGTGTGGTTGCTGGTGATTTTCCAACAACGACTGGAACTGAGTTTATTTACATAAATGAAGAAAATTTAAATTTCACAGTACAAGAATTTGAATCTTCAATAACAAATTCTCAAATAATTAGTTCTTACGGTAGTGCTTTATATACACAGGTAGGTAATGGTACTTTAACAGATGGTGATGAAGCAGTTTATGTAGTTGGAGGACAAGAGTATAATTCTTATTTAATATTTAATAATATTGACTATGGTTTTATTCATACCGCAGTACCAACTGCTGGGTTATCTAAAATTGCGATATCTGACCCTGCTTATTATTTACCAGCAGTTAGAATTAATGCATATCAAGAAGATCAATTTGTAAATGCTACTCTAAAGGCAGAATTTAATATTGATGGTACTGGTTTATTTTTAAATTCAAATGCAGCACCTTACGCTGCAAATATATTAGGTGTACAAACTCTTAAGGGTTCTATTAATTTAACAATAGATATCTTAGCAGATTATACAACTGAACCACTTCTTAAATCTAACCAAGTGCTTGTTTTAAGTTCTTCTGCAGAAGCAGCAGATCTTGTTGTAGGTAATTACCTTTTAAATTTTGAAGGTTCTATACAAACACCACAGTCAAGACTTACTAGGATTAATATTGTACAGGGTGGACAAACAACCACACAATTTCCAACAATACCGCTTGGTTCAAACGCAATATTAGTAACATGTCAATCAGAGATAGCTATAACAACAGTAGAATCAATTAAAAAGGTTGAATTATATTACCCAATTGATACTTGGGTTGATAACTTAAATATTTTTACCCTTGACGGTTTTAAATTAAATGCAACTAAGCATATACCAGATGGAACAAATGATAGACAAAATAAAATTCTTAATGATACTCTAAGTGGAACTAACTTATTTAAAAGTTTAACAGATAGAGAAACTATTAATTTCCGTTATTTAGTTGATACTTTTGGTAATGGCGTAGAAGCAGGTTCTAAATCAATTTATACTCAGTTGTGTCAGACTAGAAAAAATGCATTTGCTATTATAAATGCACCTTCTGCAAGAGATTTTAAATCTAACGTAAACCCAGTGTTTACTGATATAACAGGAGCGCTATCTTCTAATTTCATTTCAACTGGTGGTGATTTAAGTAGAAATCCAAATGTAAGATATTCTTTACCGTCAGTAACGCAAGGTGCTAGTTATGGTGCGTTTTTCTATCCATATTTAACAGTAAGGGATTTAGGAAAAAATATTATTGTTCCACCGGCCGCTTACGTATCTAACAATTTTATTGCTAAGTATGAAAACGCGTTACCATGGTCATTGGTAGCAGGGGTACGTAGAGGTGTAGTAGGTGGTACTGGTGTAGTAGGATTAGAAATTAATTTAGATTCTGACGACAGAGATTTATTAGAACCATTTGGATTGAATCCAATAGTTTTCCAAAGTGGAACAGGTCCAACAATTTTTGCAAATAAAACTGGACAACAATCACCTAAATCTGCATTAAGCTCAATTAACGTTAGAGAAGTTGTTATTTATGTACAAGATGGAATTGATGCAATTTTGAAAAACTATTTGTTTGAATTTAATACACCACAAACAAGATTGGAAATTAAAACTCTAGCTGATAACTTTTTAGCAACTGTACAAAATGATGATGGTGTCTTTGACTACCGTAACATTATGGACGAGACAAATAACACCCCTGATGTTATTGATAATAACATTGGAATTCTTGATACCTTCATAGAACCAGTTAGGGGTATGGAAGTTTTGGTTCAAAGAACTACAATTCTTAAAACTGGTGCAATAAGCACTGGTAATTTTCAATAATAAAAAAGAATAAATAAAAATAAAATAAATTATGGCACTACCACATTACACACAGTCTAGGGCTAGCACTCAAAAATTTGAACCAATTTATCCTAACTTGTTTGAGGTTACTATATTTTCACCGAATGGTGATGATACTGGGTTAGTTCTAGAGCATGTTAAAACAATTTCTGGTTTAAATAATATTAACCCAGTAATAGATGCAATTGGTCAAAAATATAAATTTGCAGATCGTTCTTTTGCAGGAATGCCGGCATCAACATTTGCTGATATTACGGTTAATTTTACTCTTAACTTAAATGAAGCAAACGAAAACTATATTTATAACACTTTTAGAAACTGGTATAAGTTAATTTATGATCCACTAACTGGAGAAATGGGATTAAAGAAAAACTATGTCGGTAGTATGATAATTGTTCAGTATAATCGAGCAGGTGATATTTTCAGAAAAATCACTCTTAAAGACGTATTTCCAACAGGTCAACCTGTATTTTTAGATGAATTAAATTATGAAACACAGGACGCTGCTGAATTAGCAATGACTTATAGATGTGATAATTGGGTTGAAGAAAACGTTGGTGGTTAATAACTAAATAGTAAAAAATATAATAATAGAAACTGGCATATAGTATATGCCAGTTTTTTTTGCGCTGCTTTAATATATAATATAGAATACATAATATAAACATATGATTATTTTTAAAATAACAAATACTATAAACAACAAAGTTTATGTAGGTCATGCAATTAATAACAACCCAAATAACTTAGGTTCAGGTAAATATATTAAACGCGCAATAAAAGACTTTGGTGCTATTTCGTTTAATCGTGAAATACTTGAGCATTTTCAATCTGACGAATCATTAAGTATAATAATGGAAAGATTTGAGTATTGGATTAAGATAAACAAAGCAGACAATCCTAATTATGGATATAATGAAAGTGTATTAGAAATGATTCCGCAAAAAAAAAAATTAACTAAAAAATTACAAGTTTTACTGACACAAGAAGATGAAGATAATCTTAATTCTATTATAATACAGAAGTCTATGGAACTTCAAGTAAAACCAATGTCAATATCAAAATATATCAGAAGTATTATAGTTGAACATATAGTTCATGAAATTTCACCAGAAAAACAATTAACAAAAAAAAGATAATATGAGTAATTACGAAGACGACATTAAAAAAGAATTTGAAGAATCTGAAACTGTTACAGATTATACTGAAACAGTTAACACAATAAAAGATTTAGGTAAAGTTGATATGACTAGGTCAAGTGGCATAACATCACCAGACGATCCTGAAATTAGAAGAATACAAGACCTGGCTGGTCATATTCCGTTAAACTTAAATCTCCTACCATCAGGCGGTCGATTTTATAGAGAAGATTTTCAAATTCATATAAGAGCGAGCCGTGTAAACGAAATTAGAGATTTTTCAACAGTTGATGAAGAAAATCTTAAAGACGTTGACGATAAGCTAAATTCAATTTTAGTTTCATGTATTAAAATTATGTACGGTTCTCAAAAGGGTTCATATAGAGATATACTTGAAGAAGATCGTATTTATATTATTCTAGCAATTCGAGAACTTACTTTTAAAAACGGGGAAGCTAAAATAATGATGCCAGTTGGTAAAAATAAATGTTCAACACCGTCATGTAAATCACAAGAAAGTGTTGAGTTGAGAACTGAAACTTTACAATTCAATAATGTTGAAGAATTAGTTGATAAATATTATGATCATTCTAATCGATGCTATAGCATCACCACAAAAAATTACGGGGAACTTATATTAGCACCTCCTACTATTGGCGTAATGCGAGCTATTACTGATTATGTAAGAAAACGCGAAGAAGACAATAAATCATGGGATAAATCTTCATTAGCAATATTACCATATATTCAAAGAGAATGGCGAGGTTTTAATGATAAAGAAATATTTTCTGCAATGACTGCATTTCAGGGCTGGGATACCGGAAAGTATTCTTTAATTTATAGACTAATTGAAAAAATGAAGATTGGTATTAAACCGGAGTTTGTATATCCGTGTCAATCATGTGGCGGGGAGGTAGCAGTCCCGCTTTCCTTTCCCGGAGGAATCAAGTCTCTGTTCATTGTTCAAGATATCTCTTCTGAGTTATTATAAGATTAGAGTACTATTAATGGAAAAATTGCATGTTCAACCATCAGAGTTGGACATGCTTCCTTATTATGAGTATGAGTATACTCTTGAAATCTATAATGATATTGTCAAAGAACGTAATGATAAAGATTCAAAGCAAAACACAGACATTGAGGACAAATACAATGTAAACAACATACAAAAGAATATGTCATCTTATAAAGCACCTTCTATGCCTAAATTTAATATGCCTAAATTTTAATTTATAGATATATAAAACTATGGCAGTTATAACACTCAAAGATTTAATGGACCCTCTTGCAAAAATTGCAGCAGCTACTGAAAATAATACAAAAAAACTTGATGATGTTATTTCTGCTGTAATTGGTGGTGCTGGTGCATCATTAAATCAAGAACTTTTTAAAGAACTGCAAATACAAACTACGTTATTAAGAACGATAGCAGGTAACACTGGTAACAGTATAATGGGTGGCAGCGATGGTGGAAATACAGACAAACTTAAACAAGGTGCTGAAGCAATAAAATTGTTAGGTGGTGGTGCTGCTTCTCTTTCATTTGGGTTATTAACGTTTATGTTAATTCCTAAAAGTGCCATAACTAAATTTACCGAAACTATAAGGCAACTTATGGACACTTTTAATGAAATAGATGAAAATAAAGTTAAGGAAGGTGCTGAATCATTTCAATTGATTGCAAATTCGATTGGTAGATTTGCTCGTGGTTTAGCTTTAGCTTCTATTTTGTTAATACCTGGTATAATCGGGGCTAAACTATTAATGCTTGGTCTAAATATGATTTTACCTACATTTGAAAGGCTAGGTGATGCGGAACAGAATGTTGAGCGAGGCGCAGAAATATTAGATCTTATGGGTCGTTCTCTTCTACAGTTCACAAAAGGTTTAGTATTAGCAGCAATTGGGGCGGCAATTGGAGTTTTATTTACACCTGTTATTGTTTTATCAATGCTTTTAATTGGTGGTGCTTTTGCAATATTAGGAAGTGCTGATAAACTTATTAGACCAGGTGCAAAATCATTAAGAGTAATGGGAAGGTCTCTAATTTCTTTTTCTATAGGTTTAGTTACATTTGCTCTTGCATCTATGTTTGTTTTATCAAATCCTATTATTTTGTTAGCAATGGTAGGAACTCTTATACTTTTAGGAGGAGCTTTTGCAATATTGGGAATAGTTAGCGCACCTATCAGAAAAGGTGCGTCTGCATTATTTTTAATGGGTATATCATTAATTGCATTTTCAATAGGTTATTTTATATTTTCATTAGTAACAAAAAATGTAACGTTAGAACAAATTGGAATACAATCAAGCATTTTATTAGGTTTAGGTTTAGCAATTGGTCTTATTGGAATGGGTTTAGCTAGTGTAGTTAAAGGCACAATCGCAATCGCATTAATGGGTATAGGTTTGTTAATATTTGGTTTAGGCTATCTGCCATTTGCTGCAATAGTAAAAGGAACTACTGCAGAAGACGTTGCGCAACAGGCTGGATTGTTATTAGCGTTAGGTTTAGAGTTTGCCGCCGCTGGTTTGGCTGCTATTTTAATAATGCCAGGTGCGGCGGCATACGCAGCTGTTGGTATAGGATTGGCTTTACTATCAATTGGTCTTAAAGCTATTAAAAAAGTTGATTTTACGGAAAAAGATTCTATTAAATTGGTAACAATGCTAAGCGGTGTTAAATCTGCTTTTTTAGGAGGTGACAATGCAGAAAAAGGATTCTTTTCTAAATTAGGTGGAGCTATTACAGGTACTGTTGATTCTGTTGCAATGATTGCCGCTGCCGGATCATTTGCTGCTGCTGGTGTTGCCCTTAAATTATTAGCATACGGTTTAACTGCATTTAAAAAAATTGGCTGGAATAACACGCTATCATTAGAATTAACAACAGCATTAACTGGAATTACTACCGCATTTGCAGCAGCTGGTGGTAGCGAACAAGTACCAAGCTCATCATTCTTTGGTCAAATATTTAGCTTTAAAAGAACTGCGGTTGAAGAGGGTATTATGTCAGTTATGAGTGCAGGACGAGCATTAAGTAAAATTGCAGAAGGTCTTAAATCATTTAAGTCTCTTGTCGATAGTAATATTAAATTTGGTAGTCCTGATTCTGCTGGCAATTATGAAAAAGACACGCTAGGTTATGCTGTTGTTAATACTGTAGGTTTTATAAATCAAGCGTTTGCTGCTGTTGCTGATACTGGTAATGTACAAGCAGGCGGATTTTTTAACACTTTATTTAACATTAAAAAAAATAAAGTAGCTGAGGGTATTTCTGCAGTAAGCGGAGCAGGCAAAGAATTAACTAACATCGTTAATGGCCTTGCTGGATTTCAGACTCTTATAGATAAAAAAATTAATTGGACAAATTTAGGTAATGCAATTTCAATGTCACTTGGTTTTGTTGGTAGCGCGTTTGCAACAATAGGTGGAAAGGAATCAACCGATAGTGCGTTTTTTGGAATGCTTCAATGGAATGAAAATGAAGTTAAGAAAGGTGTTAATGCAGTAAGTGGAGCTGGTAAAGAACTAATCAATATAGCAGAAGCTCTTTCTAAATTTCAGTCAATGATTGTTGATAAAGTAGATTTTAATATAATAGGACAAGGTATTAAAACCTCACTAACCTTAGTTGGTGATGCATTTGCAATAATAGGTGGTAAAGAAGTAAAGGATGATGCATGGGGTGGTATGCTCAAATGGGATGAAAGTACAGTTAGTAAAGGTATTGCCAATGTTAAAGGTGCAGGAACAGAATTACTTAATATTGCAGAAGGATTACAAGCATTTGCGGATCTTAAAGATCCTAAAGCAGTTGCAACTAGTATTAAAGAAATATTTACATCAGTAGGAAATACTTTTACATATTATTACAAGGATCCTAAGTTTAAGAATAATGTTAATCATATGCAAGGTTTTATAACCGAAATTTCTAATAATGCTAAAAAGGGTTATTTAGATAAAGCTGCCAAGGGTATGGACCGCATTGCAAAGGCAGTTAATTCTATTGATAAATCTAAAGCAGAATCTTTTGCAAATCTCTTTAAAGGTGCCGGTGAACTAACAGATAATAAACAAGCATTTAATTCATTATTAACTGCAGTTAAAGAAATTAGAGATTCTTTAGCAGGAGGGTCTGCACCAATCACAGCAGGACCATCAGTGCAGCCGGGCGGAAATCCTATGCCAATAAATACTAACGCCCAAAGTAATACAGGATTGACTCCAGTATTAACTCAATTAAGTACTACGCTGAATGCAGTACAAATTGCATTAACACAGTTACCTGCACAAATTCAATCAATTAAAATAACGGTACTAGACGACTAATAACTAAATATTTTTTAATAACTTAAAACTAAGTTAATTTTATGCTATATAAAATTAACTAATAGATCTAGAAAAAGTATAGTTATTATGGAAAAGAGTATTGTTTGGTTTGATTTAGAGACAACAGGGGTTAACACAACAACAGATAGGATCATCGAGATTTGTATGATCAAAACTGATTTTGATGGTAACGAGATTGATTCGTTTTATTCACTAATTAATCCGGGATTAGACACTGAGTGGAGTTTAGATGCTATTGAAAAACATGGTATTACATATAATGATGTTAAAGATCAACCTTACTTTAAAGATATCGCGTCTAATATTATAACATTTATTCATGAATCATCATTAGGTGGGTACAACGCTTTAAGATTTGATATTCCAATGTTAGCTGAAGAGTGTATGAGAGCTGGGTTAGTTTTTAATCATCGTAAATTTTCTGTATTAGATCCTTTTGCTATATATTCTAAATATGAAAGTAGAGATTTGTCTACAGCATATACAAAGTATACTGGTAAGACATTAGAGGGAGCGCATAGAGCTGAGATAGATATTCGTGCAACTATGGAAATATTTCAAGCTCAGCGTCATTTATATAAGTTAGCTGATACTGCTGTTGATATTGACAATGAAGTAAATGTATTTAGGAAAGACGTTGTTGATTTAAGCGGAAAACTTAGATTTACTGAAATTGATGGTATTAGAAAAATAGTTTTTAATTTTGGTAAATATTCAGGAGTTCCTTTTAAAGATGTTCTTAAAAAAGATTCTAATTATATTGATTGGATTATTAATAAAGGTGAATTTTCAAAAGAAACTAAAATTATTATAGAAAAACTTAAATCTTATTAATAGGATTTAAATCCAGTAATATATTAGCGCTCTATTTAAATTGTTAATAACTTTTTAAATAGAGCTCTGTTGTTTTAAAATATTGTATTATATTTACATACACAATATAAACAACAAAACGATGGAAGAGTTTGAAAATGAATTTAATGATTCGATTGATTTTTCAGAAGATATTGAACTGCAAAATAAAATAGAAGAATTAAAAAAAATTATTGCTTATGAAAACTATACTAGTATCATTGAAAAAAATATTGATATTAAATTAATGATTAATAACAATATAAATATTAAACCTGTAATTAATTCACTTAATGACATGCTCACTATATTTATAAATTTAGAAGAATACGAAAAATGCGCAAAAATTAAAAGCTTTACAGATAAAAATATATTGCTTCTAACTTAATTGCTGGTAATTTTAAAATCATTAAAATGAATAGTTTTATTATAAATTAAATCATACATATGACAACATATAAAATACCTAAGCATCCGTGCTTTAAAGATTTTGGAATATTTAAAACAATAAATGGTACTTACATATCACCAGGTTGGATTAAAGTTGAACCTAATACTACTAGGGCAAACGTTTCTTTTTCAGATGAGGTATTATCTTACACTAAAAAAGAAGTATCTGTTAGACAAGATGTTCCTAAAAAGGATCAATTAATCAAGGTACTGTCATCTAATGGTAAAACTGAATATTATGTTAAGTTTCAACATGGATCTTGGAGCTGCAATTGTCCTGCAGCAACATTTCGTAAGGGCAATTGTAAACATATAAAACTAATTCAAATAAACAACAAATTATGACATTAGGTAAAATAGTAAGAAATGCAGTAAGTAATTCAATATATGATTCAGTAAGTGATTCAGTAAATGATTCAGTAAATGATTCAGTAAGTAATTCAGTAAGGGATGCAGTATGGAATTCAGTAAGGGATTCAGTAAATGATTCAGTAAGGAATTCAGTATATGATGCAGTAAATGATTCAGTAAGGAAGTCAGTAAGGGATTCAGTAAGGGATTCAGTAAGGAAGTCAGTAAGGGCAATTGTAAACATATAAAACTAGTTCAAATAAACAACAAATTATGGCATTAGGTAAAATAGTAAGAAATGCAGTAAATGATTCATTAAGGGATTCAGTAAGGAATACAATAAATGATTCAGTAAGTAATACAGTATGGCATTCAGTAAGGGATTCAGTACGTGATTCAGTATATGATTCAGTAAATGATTCAGTAAGGGGTGCAGTACATAATTCAGTAAATGATTCAGTACGTGATTCAGTATATGATTCAGTAAATGATGCAGTATGGAATTCAGTAAATGATTCAGTAAGGGATTCAGTATGGCATTCAGTAAAGGCAATTGTAAACATATAAAACTAATTCAAATAAACAACAAATTATGACATTAGGTAAAATAGTAAGAAATGCAGTAAATGATGCAGTACATAATTCAGTAAGGGGTGCAGTAAGTGATTCAGTAAGGAATTCAGTAAATGATTCAGTAAGGTATTCATTAAGGGATGCAGTATGGAATTCAGTATATGATGCAGTAAGGGATTCAGTAAATGATTCAGTAAGGGATGCAGTAAGGGATTCAGTAAGGGATTCAGTAAGGGCAATTGTAAACATATAAAACTAATTCAAATAAACAACAAATTATGGCATTAGGTAAAATAGTAAGAAATGCAGTAAATGATGCAGTACATAATTCAGTAAGGGGTGTAGTAAGGGGTGCAGTAAGTGATTCAGTAAGGGATTCAATATATGATGCAGTATGGAATTCAGTATGCGATCCAGTAAGGGATGCAGTATGGAATTCAGTATATGATTCAGTAAGGGATTCAGTAAGGAAGTCAGTAAGGGCAATTGTAAACATATAAAACTAATTCAAATAAACAACAAATTATGACATTAGGTAAAATAGTAAGAAATGCAGTAAATGATGCAGTAAATGATTCAGTAAGTAATTCAGTATGGCATTCAGTAAGGGATTCAGTAAGGGATTCAGTAAGGAAGTCAGTATTGGATTCAGTACATGATTCAGTAAATGATTCAGTAAATGATTCAGTAAGGAATACAGTATGGAATTCAGTAAGGGATTCAGTAAGTGATTCAGTAAATGATTCAGTAAATGATTCAGTAAGTAATTCAGTAAGTAATTCAGTATGGCATTCAGTAAGGGATTCAGTAAGGGATTCAGTAAGGAAGTTAGTAAGGGCAATTGTAAACATATAAAACTAATTCAAATAAACAACAAATTATGACATTAGGTAAAATAGTAAGAAATGCAGTAAGGGATTCAGTAAGGGATTCAGTAAGGGATGCAGTAAATGGTTCAGTAAG